GGGGGGGGGTCTCAAATATCACACCCCCTCCCTTATCGCGGCGGTCTTCTAAAATTCCCCGGGGGAAGGTTTTTGGGAGGCAAACTGACAGTGTTCTCTGCAAAACAGGTTCCAAAGTGGCCAGGGACTATGTCAAACTAACTGAAAAGTTTCGCCGGCATTTTATTATCGGGCTTTTGAGAGCATCTCATAGCCCGTTTTCTATATTTAGGAGGGTCCTATGAACTGTAACAGTAATGTAAATGAGCAGTTTCGCAAATCTGTACTGGTTTCAGTTGATGATGGAGGTCAGATTATTGAAACTGTGAATGAAGAATCACTTCTTTTAGGACAGGCTGTGTATCAAAGCGGTACCGCACTTGAACTATCAGAGTCTTATCACAGAATCAAACGCAAAGGTCTCTATCGAGCAGATGCGTCGATCGTGTTTATTCCGAAGGACGATGGCATCATCACAGTTCGAATGCTGTTGAGTGGATGTATGCTTCCATCTTCTCAAACTCGGCTCACTGTCGAGAAGAACCAATATTACACGATCCATTCTTGCGTCCCTGCATTTGATCGAATCTTCAGTTTGGAGCTTACGCCCAAACTCGAATTGACAATTGCCGGCGTTCCTGGAATTGTCGTTCGCACAATGCTCAGTACGACGAAGCTCGCCTGACGTTCTAGAAAGGAGACAGCGAATGAGTAAAGCAAAAACACCGGACTCTTCCAGTTCTCCTCGGAAGATTAGGCCGGCCATTTCACCAGAGGCTCGTGATAATCAGTTGATTGCCCTGGCTTATAATCTGGTAGAGAAACGTCTTTTGGAAGGCACTGCATCTTCACAGGAGACGACACATTTTCTAAAACTCGGCTCTGCAAGAGAGCGCAAAGAACTGGAGATTCTCGAATTGCAGAAAGAGTTGATCGCAGCAAAGACAAAGAACCTCGACTCGATGCAGGAGTTGAAAGCACTTTATGCTGATGCACTGGCTGCAATGTCTGATTATCAAGGCAGGAGGTCTGACGGCAATGAATAAATGTTATTCAGAGCTTATTCAGCTGCCGACCTTTCAAGAACGGTTCGATTATCTCTTTATTGGGAATGGTGTAGGGTATGAAAATTTCGGATGGCGTCGCTACTTAAATCAGGCACTTTACCATTCGCCTGAATGGAAGCAGTTCCGTAACCGAGTCATCATTCGGGATGGCGGGCGTGATCTGGCTTGTGAAGGTTATGAGATCTTTGAGCCCATCATCATACATCATTTGAATCCAATTACCTATGATGACATCCTAAACCGTAGCCCCTGTATCTTTGCTATGGAGAATGTAGTCTGTGTTCGTGATCGAACGCACAAAGCAATTCACTATGGTGACGCATCACTGCTGGTGGATCTTCCACCGGAAAGAAAGCCCAATGATACTTGTCCGTGGAAGAAATCTCAGTAAAGGAGGGCATCATGCAGGACAGTATTCTTATGACAATTCGCAAGTTGGTCTGCGGAGATCCATATGCAGATCACTTCGATACTGATCTCCTTGTTCATATCAACGCTTGCTTCTCAATTTTAAATCAATTGGGTGTGGGCCCAGAAAATGGGTTTGTTGTAACAGACGAAACACAGAGCTGGAGCAGTTACATTGCCGATAACCACATCCTGAATATGGTGAAGACCTACATTACATTGAAGGTACGCTTGATCTTTGATCCGCCCTTGACAAGTTCGGTTTTGGAGGCAATGAATAAGGAAATCAGCCAGTTGGAATGGCGGCTCAATGTAGCTGTTGATCCGGCAACATAAACAAATAAGGTGGTGAAATTCAAAATGGATAGTCATCTTGAGCATCATGGGATCATCGGCATGAAATGGGGTGTACGACGTTACCAGAATAAAGATGGGACCCTGACGAATGCGGGAAAGACGCGATATTCGACTGATGGTGATGCTGGGACTGATTCTCAGAACTCTAGTCCTGGCAAGAAAACAGACACTTCCAGCAAAAGTGTTAATGAGATGAGCGACGAAGAACTGCGCTCAAGGCTGAACCGTATTAACATGGAAGACCAGTACAATGCAGCAATGGCAAAGCGAACTCCTCAAAAGAATCAGCGAGTCAATAAACTCGTGAATGATCTTGCTGAGCAAGCTGTCCGTAACTTCGCACAGAAGGGTATAGAGAAACTTGTTAAAAAAGTATTCGATGACAAAGAGACTGACAAGATTACAAAATATGATACGACGGATTTAAGTAAAGTTGGAGATAAAGCATTGGCCGCTATGCTCAAACGCGCTTCAACAGAGAATGCACTGAGAAAACTTCAGAATTCTTGAGGTGCTAAGTTATGTCTCTATCCAACACTGCAACCCCGATTTATTACGGTCAGTTTCGCGATGCTGTTCTGCGCGGCGAAATTCCCGTATGTCGGGAAGTCGCGATGGAGATGAACCGCATTGACGATCTGATTGCAAACCCCGGGGTTTATTACGATGACGAAGCCGTAGAAGGCTGGGTGAAATACTGTGAGAGTGAATTAACGCTGACCGATGGATCTGATATGAACCTGCTAGACTCATTTAAACTGTGGGGCGAGCAGATTTTCGGCTGGTACTATTTCATTGAACGCAGTGTATATGTTCCCAACCCTGATGGGCATGGCGGTCACTATGAACGAAAGGTTATTCAGAAACGTCTTGTTAATAAGCAGTATCTGATCGTTGGACGAGGTGCCGCGAAATCTGTCTATGATTCCTGTCTGCAATCGTTCTTCCAGAATGTTGACACCAGCACAACTCATCAGATCACAACTGCACCGACGATGAAGCTCGCGGAAGAGGTAATGTCTCCACTTCGGACTGCCATTACCAGAAGCCGCGGGCCTTTGTTTAAGTTTTTAACATTTGGTTCTTTGCAGAATACAACGGGTAACCGTGCAGAACGTGTCAAACTGGCGTCCACAAAGAAGGGCATCGAAAACTTCCTGACAGGCTCGCTCATTGAGGTTCGACCAATGAGCATCAATAAGCTTCAGGGCCTTCGTTGTAAGGTAGCAACAGTTGACGAATGGCTTTCCGGCGATATCCGGGAGGATGTTATCGGCGCAATTGAACAGGGTGCATCCAAGGTCGATGATTACTTGATCGTTGCCACCAGTTCAGAAGGTACCGTACGTAATGGCGCCGGCGATACGATCAAAATGGAGCTTATGAACATCCTGAAGGGAGATTATCCGAATCCCCACGTTTCTATCTGGTGGTATCGGCTGGATTCCATTGACGAAGTTGGGAACCCCGATATGTGGCTGAAGTGCAATCCGAATATCGGTAAAACGGTGAGCTACGAAACATATCAGCTGGACGTGGAACGTGCTGAAAAAGCACCTGCTGCTCGGAATGATATTCTGGCCAAACGATTCGGTATCCCGATGGAGGGGTATACCTATTACTTCGCATATGAAGAGACACTTCCGCATAAGCCTCATTCTTTCTGGCAGATGCCATGCGCCTTGGGCGCGGACCTTTCCAGGGGCGACGACTTCTGCGCATTCACTTTCTTATTCCCGTTAAGCGGAGAACACTTTGGAGTAAAAACACGATGCTACATTACCGATGTCACGCTTTCAAAACTTCCACTTGCTATGCGCAATAAATACGATGATTTCATGAAAGAAGGAAGTCTGATCGTATTGGAGGGAAGCGTTCTCGATCTGGACGTTGTCTATGATGATCTGGATGAACATATTATCCAGACTGGATATGATGTACGCTGCTTTGGCTACGATCCATACAATGCACAAGGCTTTGTTGAACGCTGGGCACGTGAGAATGGCCCGTTCGGAATTGAAAAGGTCATTCAGGGTGCCAAGACTGAGTCTGTTCCGCTTGGTGAGTTGAAGACACTTGCTGAACAGCGTAGCCTAATCTTTGATGAGCAGCTTATGACATTTACGATGGGCAACTGTATCACTTTGGAGGATACAAATGGCAACCGTAAACTGCTGAAGAAGAGACATGATGAAAAGATCGACTCTGTTGCAGCAATGATGGATGCGTATATTGCCTATAAACATAATAAAGACGCATTCGAATAAAGGTGGTGACGCTATGGACGTTTATTTATCCCATCATGGGATCATCGGTATGAAATGGGGCGTACGACGTTACCAGAATCCAGACGGCTCACTTACCCCTGCCGGTCAGAGGCGACTCGACAAAAAGGATAATAAGTGGGCTAAGAAGAATTATGACAAAATTGTAAAAAATGCGCATAAAAAGGTATCGGGAGAGTTGGACGAGTATGGCGATCAACTACTTCGCGATGCCTCTTCTTATAATTCACGCGGACGAATTAGTAATACGGCGATCAATTCTTATAATCGTCGGATGGCAGAGCTGATGAATACGGCTGTCACAGATCTGAGAGCACCTTCGGGCAAGGTTGTGCAGTTTGTGGCGAAGCGAGGAGAACTTGGCGTTCATATGGCACTTGCGACTCCAAATTACGATATGAGTCAGCTAAAAAATGGTATTTGGTCCTCTGGACGGATTGCCTATAAGAAGAAGTCCGTCGATATGGCGTGAACATAGAGATCTCTATTATAGGAGGTGATGAACGTTCAATGAAAGAAACAATTGGTTCCAAGTTTAAACGAGCTTGGAATATCTTCATGAATCGAGATCCCACAAATTATCAAGAAGCATCCTATTTTGGATCTAGCTATGGGTATCGACCTGATAGGATTCGCATGACACGAGGGCACGAGCGATCCATCGTAACAGCCATCTGTAACCGTATTGCATTGGATGTTTCAGCGATCAGTCTTGTCCATGCTCGTGTAGACGAAAATGGTCATTTTCTGGAATACGTCGACGACTCCCTGCACCAGTGCTTGACTGTTGAAGCAAATATTGACCAGACGGGACGAGCACTGCGGCAGGACATCGTAATGTCAATGCTCGATGAAGGATGTGTGGCAGTTGTTCCGGTTGAAGCAGATTTCGATCCTGATGAGAATAGCAGCTATAAAATTTATTCCCTGCGGACCGGAAAGATTCTGGAATGGATGCCTCAGCATGTGCGAGTTAGGCTTTATGACGAGCGAACTGGGCAATTTAAAGAAATCGTTGTGGCCAAAAAATACACAGCGATTATGGAAAATCCTCTGTTCGCGGTTATGAATGAACCGAACTCCACGATGCAGCGCCTGATTCGTAAGCTCAACATTCTTGACGCGATTGATGAGCAGAGTGGTTCCGGAAAGCTCGATCTGATTATTCAGCTCCCGTATGTCATCAAATCACAAGCTCGTAAAGAGCAAGCAGAACAGCGTCGCCGAGATATTGAGCAGCAGCTTTCGGGATCGAAATACGGTATTGCTTATACTGATGGCACAGAGCATATTACGCAGCTGAATCGCGGCGTAGAGAACAATCTGATGAGCCAGATTGAGTATCTGACAAAGATGCTGTACTCCCAACTCGGTATCACTGAGAGTGTCATGGACGGTACGGCGAATGAAGAAACGATGCTTAACTACCACAATCGGACAGTGGAGCCTATTCTGTCAGCCATCGCCGATGAAATGACAAGGACATTTCTCACAAAGACTGCCAGAACCCAGAGGCAGGCAATCTCTTTCTTCCGTGATCCGTTCAAGCTTGCGCCAGTCTCCCAGATTGCAGAAATTGCGGATAAGTTCACTCGTAACGAGATCATGACAAAGAATGAATTTCGTTCGCTTATCGGTATGAAGCCGTCTGATGATCCGCGTGCTGATGAGCTTCGTAACAGTAATATCAATCAGACCGATGCAGAGGCGGCATTACTGGAAGACCCGGAAGGCGCCGAAGGCACTGAAGGCACTGAAGGCACCGAAGAAAATCAAAATGGTGAGTTCATGACGCAAGAAGAGTATGAAGCTGCACTTGCTGATCTCGACGATCTTGATGCACAATTAGATGATTTAGAAAAGGAGCTGGATACATGAACAATGAAATTCTTCACTATGCCAGTCCTTACTATGACCCGGTGAAAGCTCATGAGTATTACATGAAGCATCGCCAATTGAAGGGTCGTACTTCCACGGCTGGCCTGAATGATGAAGGAAAAGCTGCTGCAAGTTATGTGAAAGAACAGCTTACGACAGAGCGTAAAGCAAAAGTCGAAGCAAATAAAGAGGATACCACAAACCAGATCGATAAACTTCGTGAGCAGAAGAAGTCCAATATTGCGGCTCATAAAGCAGCAATGCAGCATCAAATCGATCAGTTGAGGGCCAAACTCAGTTCTATGTCGTCCACTGACAAACAAAAGAACCGTGCCAGGATTTCCTCCAACATTTCAGCGTTGCGTGAGCAAAATGCCGCTGAACGAGAGCGTTTGAATGCAGCATTCCAAGCGCAGAGTAAGTCTCTCCGGACTGCACAGAAAGAAACCAACAAGAATCTCAAGACAGAATACGATGATAAGTACATATCCGAACTTGAGAAGATTAAAGCAAATCCTGCATTCCAGAAGACGAAATCTAGTCGTTCCGGTTCAAGGAAGTCTTCCAGCAAGAAAACGAAGAAAGATCTTAGTTACTACATGAGAGGAGCGCCGATTCACGTATGAAACTGAAGTACCCTGATTGTGACTTTCATGGTTATGCCACGAAAGCCAATCTCACATGCAGAGATAAGCGTGTGATCATGCCTGATGCCTTTAAGGACCAGGACGGCGAGAAAGTGCCGCTCTGTTGGGGGCATCAGCATAATAGTGTCACGAGTGTTCTCGGGCATGCCTATCTCGAAAATCGAGCAGATGGCGTTTATGCCTATGGCTATTTCAATGACACTGACTCCGGCCGTGCCGGTAAGAAGCTGGTCGATAATGGCGATGTATGTGCATTGTCCATTTGGGCAAACGACCTTGTACAGAACGGAACCAATGTGGTTCACGGTGTGATTCGTGAGCTGAGTCTCGTTCTGGCCGGGGCAAATCCCGGTGCGTACATTGATTCTGTCATGCAGCATGACGATGAGGCAACTCAGGAAGCTGAGATCCTGTTTGTGTTGGACAAAGATAACATTCAACTTGCTCACGCAGACAATGATGAGGATTCCGAAGATGCTGAACTGCAGCATGCTGATGAAGAAAAGACCGATTCGTCTGAAGAAGACAAGAAAGACGATGCAGAAACTGTGCAGGATGTTCTGAACTCTATGTCTGAGAAACAAAAGAACGTTCTATTTGCGCTGGTTGCCGAAGGTATCGCTGCCGGCGAAGAAACCAAAAAATCCGATAACAACGAGGAGGATAACACTATGAAGCACAATGTCTTTGACAACGATCGGCAGGATGAGGCGAACGTCCTCTCTTACACCGATCAGACCGCAATCATCAACCTGGCGAAGGCCAGCAATGTCGGCAGCCTGCAGCATGCGATGGATCTGTTTGCAGAGCAGAATCCGGACAGTGTTCTGGCGCATGGGATTGAGAACATCAGCCAGCTGTTCCCGGAATACAAGGATGTTCGTCCGGGTGCGCCTGAAATGCTCACCACCGATCAGGGCTGGATTCAGAAGGTCCTGAAGAAGGTTCATAAGAGCCCGATCTCTCGCATCCGGACTCGTCAGGCTGATCTCCGTAACATCGATGCTCTGCGTGCACAGGGTTATGTGAAGGGCAGCAAGAAGGTTGATGTCGGCAACTTCAAGCTGATTCACAGAACGACTGACCCCCAGACTGTGTATGTCAAGAGCAAGATCGATCGCGATGACATCATCGACATTCAGGACTTCGATGTCGTTCAGTATCTCTACAATATTGATCGGATGAACCTGAATGAAGAACTCGCCACCGCCATCATGATTGGCGATGGTCGTGATGTCGGCGCTGATGGAAAGATCGCAGAAGACAAGATTCGCCCGATCTGGCAGGATGACGAGCTTTACACCATTCATGCTGACGTGGACATCGCCGGTATGAAGACCTCTCTGCAGGGCACCAATACCGCCGCCAACTTTGGCGAGAATTACATTTATGCAGAAGCTGTGATCCAGTCTCTGCTGTATGCTCGCGAGAAGTATAAGGGCTCCGGCACTCCGGACTTCTACTGCACCCCGCATCTGGTGAACGTGATGCTGCTTGCCCGTGATATGAACGGCCGTCGCATTTATGACAAGGTCAGTGATCTGGCTGCTGCACTGAATGTTGGTGAGATCATCACGGTGGAGCAGTTTGAGGGCAAGACCCGCACGGCTACTGGCGGCAAGACCAAGAAGCTTCTCGGTCTGATGGGTAATCTGGCTGACTATTCTCTCGGCGCAACCAAGGGCGGCGAAATCACGCATTTCACGGATTTCGACATCGACTTCAACCAGGAGAAGAGCCTGCTTGAGACTCGCTGCTCTGGTGCAAACACCCGTGTGATGTCCTTCATCGCTCTGGAAGAGGATGTTACGGAGCCTGGCGGCTAAGCTGATAAGTGATAAGGAGTAAAAATTCAAAATGGCTAAATTTTACGGAACTATCGGCTACGCTGTGACTGTCGAAGTCCGTCCAGATGTTTGGGAAGAGCAAATCATCGAGCGTACATACTGCGGCGATCTGATTCGTAACACTCGGCGTCTGGACGGCAATATGCAGGTGAATGACAATATCACCATCGGCAATGAGATCAGCATCGTATCCGATCCGTATGCCAATGAGAATTTTCATTCTATGCGCTATGTCACCTTTATGGGGGCAAAATGGAAGATCACGTCCGTGGAGGTTAAGTATCCGCGGTTGATTCTTTCGACGGGAGGTATCTGGAATGGACCGACGGCCTGAACTTGGAAAAATCTTTCGGGAGATTCTGGGCAATGGCAATGTCTATTTCCAACCTCCCAGCAATACCCAAATGAGGTATCCTGCGATTCGATATGAGCGAAGCGAAATGGTAATTAAGCATGCTGATAATGGAAATTATAATCGTCGAATCCGATATACAGTCACTGTCATCGATAGTGATCCGGATAGTGAGATTGTAAACCGTGTCAGCATGCTTCCTTATTGTTATTTCGACCGTCATTATGTGCAGGACAACCTTAATCATGACGTGTTTGAAATCTACTTTTAAGAGGAGGAACTGATATGTTCAATATCGAATGGGATCAGGTATCGGAACGCCTGTTTGAAACCGGCACGGACCGTGGTGTTCTGTATCCCTTTAACAAGACCAGCAAGGCCTATGACAAGGGCGTTGCATGGAATGGCCTGACTGGCGTGACGGAAACGCCGTCTGGTGCAGAGCCGACGGCGCTGTATGCCGACAACATCAAGTATCTGACGCTGATGTCCAATGAGGATCTGGGCGGTACGATCACCGCCTACATGTATCCGGACGAGTGGAAGGCTTGCGACGGATCCGCAGATCTGGACGCCGGCATTACGATTGGTCAGCAGCCGAGAGCAACTTTCGGCCTGTGCTATCGCACTCGCATCGGCAATGACACCGAAGGTGACAGCCATGGTTATAAGCTGCATCTGATCTACGGCTGCCTTGCATCTGCTTCCGAGCGTGCCTATAGCTCGGTCAATGATTCTCCGGAAGCAATCGAGTTCTCTTGGGAATTCACCTGCACGCCGGTCGATGTCGCTGGTTTTAAGCCGACCGCCATTGTCACGATCGATTCTACGAAGGTCGATGCTAAGAAGCTCGCTTCTTTCGAAGAAATCCTTTATGGCAAGGCTGCAACTTCGGAAGAGGCTGGCGATGCCGTTGCTCCGAAGCTGCCGCTTCCGGCAGAAGTTCTGGCGCACTTCAAGACCATCTAACTGTTTTTCAATCGAGGGAGTCTCCATGTGAGGCTCCCTCTTATCTTTATTTTCATAACTGAAAGGGGTTATATTATGCTGCCTATTACCAAAAAGTACATTGATTTCAACGGCGTAGAACGTGAAGAGACATTCTATTTCAACCTGACCAAAGCTGAACTCTCTGAGTGGGAACTGGGCGTGACTGGCGGTCTCAGTAAGATGATCGAGAAGATCACGGCTGCCAAGGATGTTCCTGCCCTGGCGAAGCTTTTTAAGGAAGTCGTTCTGAAAGCATATGGTATCAAGAGCGATGATGGCAGACGTTTCATCAAATCGAACGAACTCACGACGGAGTTCACGCAGACACAGGCATATTCCGACATTTATATGGAATTGGCGCAGGATGATCAGAAAGCTGCGGCCTTCATCAACGGCATCATTCCGAAAGTCGATTAAATAATGCTCGTTATCACAGTACAGGGGGTTGAAGGTTGGGACGAGCAGAAAGAAGAGTTTGTTTCAGCAAAACCCCCTGTCTGTTTACAACTGGAACACTCGTTAATATCCCTTGCAAAATGGGAATCAAAGTGGGAAAAGCCGTTCCTTTCGAAAGAGCAAAAAACCGCAGAGGAAACCATTGATTATATTCGCTGCATGACATTAAATTCGAATGTTCCTGCCGACGTTTATGATCGATTATCCTCACAAAATCTCAGAGATGTGAATACTTACATTGATGCCAAACGAAGTGCAACAACAATTCGTGAAGAACAGAAAGGCCATCGAGGGACAGAAATTGTTACCAGCGAGCTGATCTATTATTGGATGGTTGCATTACAAATCCCGTTTGAATGCCAGAAATGGCATTTAAATCGTCTGCTGATGCTGATTCGCGTCTGTAATGTGAAGAATCAACCGCCGAAAAAGCAAAGCCAGCGAAATATTCTTAAACAGAATGCTGCGCTTAATGCTGCTCGACGTCGACGAGCTCACTCGAAAGGATGAAAATTCAAAATGGTTACATTTCGACAAAAAGGCGACTTTTCCAAGGCAACCCGGTTTCTGGAACGTGCGAAGGAAGCTGTTGGATTAGGACTGCTCGATCGATATGGGCAGAAAGGTGTCGCTGCTTTGTCGGCGGCTACTCCAGTTGACAGCGGCGAAACTGCTGCAAGCTGGGATTATGAGATTGTAAACAAAAAGGGGTCTGCAAAGATCACGTTTACAAACTCGCATATCGTCAAAGGTGTACCGATCGCAATTATTCTGCAATACGGGCATGGCACTCGTAATGGCGGCTGGGTAGAAGGGCGAGATTACATCAACCCCGCTATCCAGCCAATCTTTGACGAACTTGCTGAGAAAGCATGGAAGGAGGTTACAAAGCTATGAGCAAAACGATCGACCAGAGAGTCGTCGAGATGCGGTTTGACAACGCCAACTTCGAAAAGAATGTTAGCACAAGTATGTCAACACTGGATAAGCTGAAGAAAAGCCTAAAGTTCGAGGATAGCGCAAAAGGCTTCGAGAATATCAGCAAGGCGGCTGGTCGGGTCGATATGGGAGGACTCTCGAACGGTGTAGAATCCATTCGTTTGAAATTCTCCGCGCTTGAAGTCATGGCTGTAACAGCTCTTCAGAATATTACAAACTCAGCACTAAATGCTGGGAAGAAAATCGCATATGCATTGACCATCGATCCGATTAAATCTGGTTTACAGGAATATGAGACGCAGATCAATGCAACGCAGACAATTTTGGCAAATACTCAGAAAGAGGGAGCCAATATCAATGACGTCAACCGTGCCTTAAGTGAACTGAACAAGTATGCGGATTTGACGATCTATAACTTTACAGAAATGACACGAAACATCGGTACATTTACAGCTGCCGGTGTTGATTTGAATACATCTGTCAATGCAATCAAGGGTATTGCGAACCTTGCTGCTGTTTCTGGCTCGACCAGTCAGCAGGCTTCGACAGCAATGTACCAGCTCTCGCAGGCTTTGGCGTCCGGCACTGTAAAATTGCAGGACTGGAATTCGGTTGTCAATGCGAACATGGGCGGTCAGGTATTTCAGGACGCATTGAAAATGACAGCTCGCATCCATGGAATCGCCATTGACGAGATGATCGCTGATGAAGGTTCTTTCCGAGAGACGCTTTCCAAAGGATGGCTGACAAAAGACATTCTGACAGAAACGCTGCAGCATTTTACAGAGTTCACCGATACCTACAATGAAGAAAGCCTGAAAAGGCAGGGGTACAACGATAAAGAGATTGCTGAAATCAAGCAGATGGGCACCACCGCAACTGATGCGGCCACGAAGATCAAGACCGTTTCTCAGTTGTGGGATGTTCTGAAGGAATCAGCACAGTCTGGTTGGACGACTTCATGGCAGACGATTATCGGTGACTTTGAGGAAGCAAAGGAAACACTGACTGTTTTTGGCGATACACTGACCAAGATGATCGGCGATTCGGCCGATGCCAGAAATGCTGTCTTAAAGGAAGGCTTCATGTCCGGCTGGAAACAGCTTCTAAACGAAGGTATTGAAGATACCGAGGGATTCCAAAATGCCATTATAGAAGCTGGGAAAAATAGTGGTGTAGCCGTTGACGATCTGATTGATAAGTATGGTTCCTTTGAGAAATCGTTGAAAGGTGGCTGGGCCACTTCTGACGTGCTGAAAACTGCACTCGATTCTATGGCAGATTCAGTTGCAGGTTTATCGAAAGAAGAACTTGAAGCGAGGGGCTATACAGAAGATCAGCGACAGGCACTGCTGAATCTAGTAGAGGCAGTAAAGGATGGCAGTCTGAATCTGGATGAGTTTGCCAAGAAGATGGGAAGAGCATCTGGACGAGAGAACATGATCGACGCGATCACGATGGCATTTGAAAAGCTAATGCCAATCGTGAATCAGGTCGGAGACGCGTTTCAGGAAGTGTTCAATCCCAATAATGATCTGGGACAGCGCATCTATGATATGACAGCACGTATTAGAGACTTCGTTGATGGGATTGAGGTGAGCGAGAAAGGCCTTCAAAATTTCAAAATGAGTATCGAAGGTATTCTTTCTATCTTCCATATTGCTGGTAAAGGTGTCTCGGCATTCGCACAGATCATCGGACATCTGCTCGGAAAACTCCTTCCTGTTGGCGACGGAATTCTTGATGTAACTGGAAGTTTCGGCGAGTTCTTGGTTTCAATCGATAAAGCAATTGACTCTGGCGGATATCTCGAAAAATTCGTTGAATTGGTTAATGGCGCAATCGATAAACTGTCTTCCGGATTTAAGGTTGCTAAAGATTATGTGCTCGATTTTATCGGGTCATGGACCGGCATTGACTTTTCAAAATTTGAATCTTTGCGCGACATCTTTTCCTTGATTGGCGAGAAGCTGAGCGAGTTCGGCGAGAAAATCCGCGATACATTCCCATGGGTTAACTCTCTGAAGGAAACAGTCACTGCAGCATTCCAGAAGATTCGCGGGAGTGCTGATGAGGATCTCGGTGCTGCAAATACTGCACTGGAATCTTTGAAAACCGCAGGGTCTAAAGTCAAAGAGGTCTTTTCAAATATTGCAGAGAAGATTGGTACATTCTTCGCTCCTGTTGTGGAGAAGATTAAAAGTATTTTCTCTGGTGTTACGATTACTGATGTGATTGGAACGGGACTTCTCGCTGGTATCTTTAAGAGCATCAAGAAATTTGCTGACGCCTTTTCTGATTTGCTTGAAAATTTCAAGGGAATTGGAGAAAGTATCAGTGGCGTATTGGACTCCGCGAGAGATGCTCTTGTTCTTTGGCAGAAAGACATCAAAGCTAATATTTTGTTGAAGATTGCAGGTGCAGTCGGTATTCTTGCTGTTGCGCTCTGGGTGATCTCCAAAGTCGATGCTGATCGAGTTCTTGGTAGCATGGGTGCCATCACAGCCCTTCTTGCCGAAGTCACAGCAGTTATGGCTGGTATCATGAAATGGGGCACCAGTGCAAATGCTTTGGAGGGACTTTCAGAAGCGGCTCAGCTTGGAAAGATTGCTCTTGCCATGATGGTGATTGCTGGTGCTGTACTAATTTTGGCAGCTGCTCTCAAGAAGTGTGAAAATTTGAACTGGGATAACACGATTCCAGCGATGACTGCACTTTTTGTTCTGCTTGGCGAAATGACAGTGGCCATGTATGGATTCATGTCGATTGCAAAGAAGAATCCGTTAAGTAAAGAAACTGGTACACTCCAGTCTTTTGCAGTTGGAATGATCGGTATGTCGATCGCAATCGCAATTCTCGCAAACGCTCTAGCTCGGCTCGGCGAACTGGATCGAGAGCAGGTTATTCAGGGTGGATTGACTGTGGTCGCACTGATGGTAGCACTTGGAGGTGTTACAGCAGCATTAAAAGCCATCAAATCCGATAATATGTCAGGTGTGGCTGGTTCGATGATTGCGATGGCATTAGCCCTTACCATGCTATATGTTCCGATTCGGCTATTTGCAAAGCTTGATACAGACACTCTGAAACATGGCGGTATTGCGGTCAGTGTGGCACTTCTTGCTATGACTTCAGCAATGACCGTAATGAAATCGGCAAAAGGTGATCTGAAGGGTGTTGCCGGATCTGTGCTTGCCATGGCGACTGCTTTGACACTTTTGATCATTCCGATTAAAGTGCTCGGCGGTATGGATATGAATTCTTTGGCTAAGGGGTTGCTTGGGGTTCTGGTTCCGCTTGCGGCAATGGGAGCTGTACTTTTCGGTCTATCCGGCGGAGATTATTCTGGCATCGGAACAAATATGATTGCAATGGCCGCCGCAATGACATTGCTGGTTATTCCACTCAAAGTGCTCGGCGGTATGGATCTAGCGTCACTAGCAAAAAGCCTGGCAGCATTCGGAATTGCATTGGGGCTCCTTGTCGGAGCAGCCTATCTAATTGCACCATTGGCATCCAGCCTCGGTGGTCTTAGTAAAGCAATGCTTGCCTTTGGTGCAGCTTGTCTTGGCGTAGGTGTTCTCGTCGGTGCAATCGCAGTTGCATTTATGACCTTAGCCACAATCGGCGCAGCTGGTGTGGCTGCGATTCTTGCTGCTATTACGGGTTTGATTCAGGGATTCCGTGTGATGATGCCGATTATCGGCGAGGCATTGAAAGACCTGATCTTGACGCTGTGTGATGTGCTAAAAGACACGGCTCCTGCGATTACGGAGACCGTACTCTACCTGATTGATGAACTTCTTCGACAAATTGAAGAATATGTTCCGTCCATCGTTGCCCATTTGGCAAAGATTATTCAGAAAATTGGTCAGGCAATTACAGAGAATTTCGGAGAAATCGGTCTTGGCGACTGGATCGGCGCTGCGATTTTTACAGGCATTGTTGCAGCGTCTGCCTTGTTGGTAAAAGAATTTGCGTCTGTATCGAAGGATGTTCCGAGAGCACTGCTTGGCGCTGCTGGTGTTGCTGCGATTCTGGTAATTGTCGGCGGTATTATTGCTGCTATGACATTACTAGACCTTAACAGCGTGATGGGTATTGCTGCATCACTTAGTGCTGTCTTGCTATCTCTGAGCATTACGATCGGTGTTCTTGGTAAGATGCCTTTGACTGCCGGCCTGAATGCAGGTTTGGCATTAGCCGAATTTATTGGTATTATGGCTGCAATTATGGCAGCGCTTGGTGGTCTGAATCAGATTCCTGGCTTCAGTTGGCTGATGGATGAAGGAATCAAAGTGCTTGGACAGATTGGTGAGGGCATCGGTACATTCGTCGGGAGTATTGTCGGCGCAGCGATCGAACGCATTACTGCTGGTATTGCAGAGTCTGGAAGTAATCTTTCACTCTTTATGGAGAATCTACAGCCATTCTTGGATGGAGCTCGTAATATTGATCAGACTGTTCTAGATGGAATCACTAAACTGGCGGAATGTATGCTTCTGATTTCTGCAGCTGAAATTGTAGATGCAATTGCCGGTTGGCTGACAGGAAAGAATTCTCTGAAAAAATTCGGAAAAGAACTTGCTGAGTTCGGGCCGGCATTTGCCACCTTCGCTGAAAGTGTATCCGGAGTGGATACGGCTGCTGTGAAAGCATCTGGCGAGGCATTGAAAGCTATCGTAGAGGCCGCAGCAGCAATTCCAAATGAGGGTGGTATACTAAGCTGGATCGTCGGCGATAATTCACTGGCTGATTTTGCAGAAGGGCTCGTGCCGTTCGGCGAAGCGCTGATGGCTTACGGGGAAGCTGTTGCTGGAATCCAGCAGTATCTGACGCATATTCGTCTTTCGGCGCAAGCTGCTAAATACATCATTGAGATTGCTGATATTGTACCGAATAGCGGTGGTCTTGCTGGTTTGATCGTTGGTAACAATGATTTAAAAGACTTTGCTGAAGGATTGAAGCCATTTGGCGAAGCTTTGATGGAATATGGTAAGGCTATTACGGGTATCGGTGATTATACCGAAGATATTAAACAATCGGTCAAATCGGCGAAGGAAATCGTAAAGGTCGGAGAGATTATTCCAAACAGCGGCGGCTTGCTTGGACTCATTGTCGGTAATAATGACCTGAAAGATTTTGCAAAAGGCCTGAAGCCGTTTGGTGAAGCCCTTGTTGATTACGGAACCGCAGTTCATGGAATTGGTGAAAAGAGCGCCGATATTTCCGCATCTGTAACAGCAGCAAAGGACATTGTCAGTCTGGCAACCGAGGTGAAAGGTGCTGCCAATGCAAAAGATCTCAAGAAGACTGGCGAGGGTCTTGTAGAGTTTGCAGCACAGATCAAGAACTTTATGGCAGAATGCGAAGGCTTGAATGCCGGACAGTTGGATTCGCTCAAGATAGCACTCCAGAGTGTCGTTGATATTGCTTCTAGCTTCTCCACAATTGACACCTCTGCGCTGACTGACTTTGTTCAGTCGATGGAGACAATCGGATCTACCAGTGTTGATGAATTCTTAAGTTCGTTCTCTACTTCCAAGACGGCAGCAGCAACAGCCGTGAATGCTCTGATTGCAAATCTTAAGAGTGCGATTGGAACAAGTGAAAGCCAGTTGAAAAGCAAGTTCGAGGAAGCGGCAAAGAGAGGACTTGAAGGTCTTACCCGCAAAAAGTCTGAATTTAAGACCGCTGGGGCAGATCTTATGAAATCTTTCAATTCTGGCATCAGCAGTCAAACGAACACCATCAAGAGCCAATTCTCAACGGTTCTTAGCAATTGCGTGGCTGCTGTTCGCTGCTATTACAGTCAGTTCCAGAGTGCGGGTAGTTATCTTGTCTCTGGGATTGCGAATGGTATATCGGCAAATGCTGGTGCCGTCGCAAATGCTTCGACAAATATAGCATCGCGAGCTGTTGCCGCGGCACGACGCCGACTTCAAATCAAATCCCCTTCCCGCGTTGGTTATCAGATCGGCGATTACTTTGGCATTGGCTTTACGAACGGCATCACTGATAACATCCGAAATGCCGGGATCTCGAGCGATGCCCTTGCCGAATCTGCGAAAACGGGCTTGTCAAATGCCGTTTCCAAGATTGCGTCGCTGATCGACAGCGGCATGGACATGAATCCTACGATTCGTCCAGTGTTGGATCTCACAGAAATTCAAAATGGAAGTGTTGCAATAGCAGACCTGATGAGTACGTTGAGCGGACGGCCTGTCGAAGGAACCGTTAGTATTGCTGCAAAAACGGCCAGCAGTATGAATCGACCGGCATTCGCACCAGAACAGCAGACTGAAACCGTCAGCGGAAAGCAGACTTCTGAAAACACCACAAACAACTTCTATATCACTGGGACAGACCCGAGAGCGATCGCCGATGAGGTGGATCGTAAACTTCAAAGACGTGTAGAAAGGAAGAAAGCAGCATGGGCGTGATTATCTTTAATGAAATCCCGTCGACCAACTATGGAATTCATGTAGAGAAACCACCCGTGTATGCGACTCCGGAACGCGACTATGAGGTGGTTCATATTCCCGGTCGAAACGGTGATCTTGTGATCGATAATGGTTCATACCAGAACGTTGCAAGAAAGTATGACATCTCTGTCGGTGAGACCGACGGCAATTTTACGAATTTGGCCACAGGTGTGAGTGAATGGCTTCATTCTGCATCTGGCTACGCAAGACTGGAAGATTCTTATGAACCGGATTACTTTCGTCTTGCTTATTATGTAGCCGATGCTGAGATGGAAAATTTGTTTCATCAGGCGGGTAAAATGTCGATCGAATTTAATTGCAAACCTGCCCGTTTCCTGAAAGTTGGGGAGCGGGCAGTCTCCTTTCCAACCGCTGGTTCTATTCGCAACCCGACATTCCAGAAGAGTTTCCCAAAACTTATCGCAACGATTTCAGGGCCGGGAACTCTTATAGTCGGCGATCAAACAATTACCATCAGCGGTCTGACAAGCTCCACCCGTATGGTGATTGATTCAGAACTACAGGATGTCTATGAAGAAGGAAGCCTGACGAATCTGAACAGTAAAGTCTCATTTTCTAATGGCTTTCCACTTCTTCGTCCAGGTCTGAATACAATCGCATTTACAGGTAGCATTACTTCCGTGGAGGTGATTCCGAGATGGTGGATTCTCTGATTGTTCTGTTCGATTACAATGAGCAAGCATTTACCTCAAATGGTCTTGGGGCACTCTCTGACGCTGCTTCTTGTACCGTGACAGAAGAGCGGAATGGCGAGTATGAGGTTGAAATGGAATATCCGTTGACTGGAAGTCATTTTCGTGATATCCAGAAACATCGAATTCTCTATGTAAAACCGAATCCCTATGACAATCCGCAACCATTTCGCATCTATTCAATCACCAAACCGATCAATGGGATCGTGACAGTTCATGCAGCACATCTGAGCTATGATACGTCCGGTTCCATCGTAAAACTCTTTCCCGCGGATGCTGGTTCGGCTTCGGCAGCAATGTCGTATCTAAAGACCTTCTCTGTACCATCCACCCCCTTCACTTTCTTCACAAATGTTGGGAAGTCTGGTACGATGTCAGTTCCGAAACCCTCCAGCATCCGATCTTTATTAGGCGGAAGCGACGGATCTATTCTGGATACCTTTGGCGGCGAATATCTGTTCGACAAGTGGACTATCTCCCTGCTCGAATCTCGTGGGACTGATCGTGGGGTTACGATTCGATATGGTAAGAACATGACCGATCTAGAGCAGGAAGAAAATGACACTGACTTTTATACAGGCGTGTACCCATTTTGGTACTCCGAGTCTGAAGATGGCGGACTTGTCACACTTTCTGCCAACGATGGAATTGTTAATGCGCCTGGTACTTACAACTTCGTGAAGATCATGCCATTGGATCTCTCTTCCGAAGATTTTAGTAAGGAGACGACTGATAGCGAAGGATATGTGACCACAATTGAAAAGCCAACAGAGGCGGAACTTCTTGCTGCAGCGCAGAAGTACATCGCGAACAATAAAATTGGCATTCCAAAAGTGTCTTTGGACGTATCCTTCGTGATGCTCGCACAGACAGAGGAGTATAAAGACTTTGCACGTCTAGAGACTGTGAAACTGTGCGACACGGTGACAGTTGAATTCGAAAAACTCGGCGTAAAGACAACAGCAAAATGCGTTAAAACTGTATATAACGTGCTGACGGGTAAGTACAACTCCATCGAACTCGGAGAACCGAAATCTTCCCTGGCTGAAACTGTCAGCAATCAGGGAACACTGATCGAAGAAGCTTCGGACAAGAGCTATATGGAGCGTGCCATTCAAAATGCGACAGATCTTATCATGAGTGGTAAGCTCGGCGGCTATGTAACTGTCACTAAAAATGAGATTTACATTGCTGATAATAAAGATCTTGATAAAGCCGTGAAAGTATGGCGATGGAATTCTGGCGGTTTAGGCTATTCCATGAATGGCAAGAATGGCCCCTTCGATTTTGCCATAACACAAAATGGTGCGATCGTTGCTGATTACATTACAACTGGTAATCTGGATTGTAGTGTATTGCATGTGTCAAATATTCATGGTGACTCCATTCTTGTAGATACGATTGGTGCATTGAATGGTATTAACCAGAAGACCGATAAGTATCAGTACGTCAAGACCGGAGATCTTGGAAACGGAGAGTATGGAATTGCTGTTGGCAAACTTTCCACTACGGAAAGTGGCGAGCTTGATACGACGAAGGGTGAGTATGTCAAAATCACATCTGGACGAGTATCATTCATACAGAATACTCAAGACCAGAACCAGCCAGAAGTAGCGTACATATCTGGTGGAAAGCTCTATATTGCAAATGGCGATGTCGAAGCAAGTGACTTCAAATTTACAGGCGGCAGCAGCATCAAAGAGCAGCTCGAAAAGCTTGCAAATAGCGTCAATAATAATGGATTTGATTTTAATGTGGCCGGCGGCGGTTGGCTTCGACTCACTTCTGCGAGTTCTGCTGCTAGCGCCGTCGAGCTTGGCTCTGCTGGGGCAATTCGTATTCAGGCCAAGGACGGTGATATTTTCCTGGAAGCCGGAAGTGCAACTATCCAAATGCACCATGATACCGGAAAAGTGACGATCCATAATCTGGACGCATCAAGTCTGGTGCCCGTATTTGGATAAGGCGGTGAGACGATGCCAACTGCTTCTATTACAGGCGTAATCCTAGATGTTACAGGATTAACGATCGGCCAGCAATACGCAATGCGTCTTTTTTGTAGGTATCCTGGGAACACGTATTATACGGATCTCAATTATCGACAGCCAAGTAGCGGCACAATTGCTGCCAGCACAACAAAATGGTCATTCAACATCAGCAATTATGTTGGTAATCCAGGAACATACGATTTTTACGTTCATATTTATGCTCCTGGACAATCCCCCCAAAATTTTAACACCAACACTGTTTCATATACAGTAGTGCCGCAGACAATCAAGGTCATGGTGTATAATTATTTGCTCGGCGGAACTTCGTTGACAGACGGTTCATATAGCGGATCTAAGGACGGCATTTTTTATATCAATTATCGTGGAACCCAATACCAGACGTATTCTGTCCAGTATGAATTTCAATATTTTCGAATGGCTTCAGATGGGTATCAGGGAGTTTATGGTATCAATAGCGGTATCCCGATTCAGGAGGGGCAGGAGGTTCATGCCTACTATAAAAAGCGGATCACCTATGTGACCATTACTGGTTCTTGCGGCACCGGCGTTGCGAGTTTCAGGATGTCGTCAAGTGGCGGTTCCTATCAAACTGTGACAGCGACAAGTGGTGGTGTTCAAAGCATGCAGATTGTATCTGGCGAAACAGTGAACTTTACGCAGCTCACACCGCTAGCTGGGTATGACGCTCCTTATTCCTTGTACTACAACCGCTCTGGTCAATCTGGATGGTTTGGGCCGGCAACCGAGTTCAACATTACGGATACCAGCTTTGATCGAAGTATTATGATCACTGCGACAAAAAAAGCAATTCCATATTTTTCATGGACGGCTGATGATGCGACTAAGATCGCTCCTGGACAACCTGTCCGAAATATCACTGCTTCAGCATGGAATGATCTGATCAGTAAAATCTCTGCCTGCGGGGGAGATTCCAATTCAGTATACACTGCTTATCCCGGATCTACAATTACTGCGAATCATTTCAAGAGTATGCGAAATGGAATCAGCGGGTTAGCAGGAGCAGGAGACGTTCCGCCAGAGGTGACTGCTGGTACGTCTAAAATACTGGCCAGCTTATTTATTGGCTTGAAGAATGCGATCAATCGGGCAATTTCTTATAAAAACAGCACGTGAGGAGGTATGCGTCAATGATTCTGACCCTTAATGGTAAAAATATTCCGATCACAAATTTCTTTGAAACTCTGAATACCAGAGCCACCATGAATGCAACAAACAGCTTTACTGTAGTCGCGGACTCAGTATTTCCCGACGTCGCAGACCTGGCTGATGCCGAATTGACCGGGTATAAGCTTACAAATGACAATGGAATTCAAATTCCAACACAGGGGCTTTATCACAAAGTCGAGAGTGTTTCTGCAATTTATGACGATCGGGAACAAATCTACACTCTGAACATTATTCTGGTGTAAAAAGGAGGGACTTTTATGGCTATTTCCAGCTATACCCCCTCCGCTGATCGAATTGTTCACAATACAGAGGTCGATTTTCAGACCAGAACTCAGCTGGGCACAACCGTTCATCTGATGCAGTATGATAAGTCACTTCCTGTTGTGGCGGTCGCCCTGTATTCCAATGGTCAGCCGTATCAGATTCCTACTGGATCAGAGATGAATGTGCGCGTTGGTAAGACTGACGGTACAAAAGTTTACAACCCGGTTCTTGGATGCAATTCAAATAGAACCATCTGCTATTTCGAAGTGACGCAGCAGATGAGTTCTGCCTATGGGCCCACACTTGCTATTCTTGAATTGATTCTCAATGGTGCTATTGCCGGTTCTAGCTACATCCCGCTTGACATTGCTCGAAACCCCGCACAGGATGAGGCAATCCTATCCTCTGACGAGTATAAATCCATGAATGAAATTGTGGATGCGGCTCGTGAAGCACTTGGTAAGCCGCCAAAAATTCAAAATGGCACATGGTGGTTGTGGGATTCAGAGAAAAAAGTATATGCTGATACTGGATCTCCCGCGCAGGGCGAACCCGGTCCTCAAGGCGAGCAAGGAAAAACCGGCGAGACTGGCGCTCAAGGTCCGGAAGGAATACAGGGTAAGCAGGGCGAAAAAGGCGAAACTGGTAACGGAATCGCAAGCACTGTTCTGAATGATGATTATACCCTCACAATCACATTCACAGATGGTACATCCTATACCACTCCGACTTCTATCCGTGGTGAAATCGGTCTGACTGGACCAGAGGGCCCGAGGGGGTTGACTGGCGAAACTGGTGCAACCGGAGCTCAGGGACAGCAGGGTGAAAAAGGCGAAACTGGCAATGGAATCGCAAGTACTGTCCTGAATGATGACTATACCCTTACAATCACATTCACGGATGGTACGGAATATAAAACGCCATCTATTCGTGGTGCAACCGGAGCTCAGGGACAGCGGGGCGAAAAAGGCGAGACTGGTAACGGATTCAAGGTCCTCGGATACTATGAAACCGAATCTGCGCTGTCTGCTGCTGTGGCCAATCCTGCTGCTGGCGATGCTTATGGCGTTGGCACGGCGGAGCCTTATGATATCTATATCTGGGATGGCGTTAATAGAAAATGGGTGAATAATGGCGCTTTACAGGGCGCCAAGGGCGACCCAGGTACTCAAGGCGAACAAGGTATCCAAGGAATTCAGGGTCCTGCCGGAAAAGACGGAAAGACCCCAGTTGTTGGTGTAGACTATTTCACGGCATCTGATAAGGAAGAAATGGTAAATAGTGTTTATGCGCTAATCACCAATGGCGATACCGCCTCATACGGCAGTTAAGGAGGAATGGATCATGATTGAAAGAATTGCGAATCAGTCGGTTCCGATCCGACTTGGCTATGCTGGTGAAAATGAAGTTCTCCGCGTTGGCTTCGATCTGAGTTCGTTGAAAAGTTTATTTCCAGGCGGACATCCACTGTTGGTAGTAAAACGTCCTGCCGACCAGGACGCCTATCCGGTTTCGTTGGAGATCGCTGATGACTTCGGCTGGTGGACCGTATCAAATGTTGATACAGAGCAGGCTGGATATGGCAGCTGCCAAATTCACTGGTATATTGGAAATCAACTTGCCAAAAGTGAACAGTATTCATTCTTCGTGAATAAGGCACTTTCCTCTGGAAGCACACAGCCTCCAGAAGCTGCAGAACAATGGTACGATAATTTTATCAAGACAATCGGCAGTCTTGAGTCCCTTAAGACAACAGATAAGACGTCCATTGTTGCAGCCATCAATGAACTGTTTGATTTAATTCAAAATCAAAATAGGGATATGCCAGTGGCAAGTGAAACCCAAATCGGCGGTATTATGGCGAGTGATACGATTACTGTCGACGAAGATGGAAAAGCGCATGCTTCTGTTTCGCCAATGTATGCCACAGATGCTGAAGTAGATGCCATGATGGATGATGTTTTCGGCGGATAGCGCCGTAAGCAAATAATCGAAAGGAGTAATTCAATGGATCCTTCGAATCTGATTACTGTTCAGACGCTGAAAACAGCGGTCGAACGGCTGAAATCCGAGTTTGGTGAACTCGGCGGTGGAACTTTATATGGCGGAATTAAGAGCGATTTGTCGGCATCAGACGCGAGCGTCATCGATGCGTATTTTGCGCAGGATGGTGCGCCGACCCCGAAAGCTGGCGACGTATTTATTGTGACGACCATTGTAAACGAGAAAACCTATGAGCAGTCTGCTTATGGTTATAACGGAACAAAGTGGGTCGCCATGACAGGCAATGTCGATGCTGATAAGGTTATCATGCGGGAGGATTTGACGCTCGCTGGTAACTATACGCAGATCGGCAACTGGACAAAATCCCAGAATGGTACTTTGAAAAAGGCTGTATCTGGTATGTCCGTTGCCGCAATTCTGAAAGATCTGACCTCTATGGTGCTTCAGCCGACGATTACAGCCCAACCGTATATCACCGGCTTTTCGCTCAGTGGTGCCGGTGCTGTGGAAGCCGGTACACAGATTGCATCTCCTGCTTATACTGCGGGTGCGCTGAATCCCGGCTCGTATTCGTTTGGCCCGAAGACCGGAACAGGTGTCGTTGCTTCTCACTGGAAGGTTGAGCGTATCACAGACAAAGGAGCAACGGTCGTGACGGAAGTCGATACCGCTTCTCTTGCAGCTGGGAATGACGCGCATGATGGCGTTGCTTTTATCATTGGCGACAGTGGCGAAGACAACGCTGTATCGAGTCTGAAGTATCATGTGACAGCTACGCATGGCGCAGGTGTTCAGGCTGAGGATAACCTTGGCGGTGCATCAGATCCTGCCGTCGCGATTGCCGCTGGTACCAAGACGAAAGACACCAGTGCTTATACACCGTATCGTAATTACTTCTACGGCGCAACTGCTGCCAAGCCGGCACTTGATAGTGCGTATATTCGCGGTCTCACGAAGAGCAACAAGGCGTATGCGGCCGGTACAATCACGCTGCATATTCCGGCAGGTGCGACTCGTGTTGTGATCGCGTGCATTGTCAGCAAAACTGGCGTTACAAAGGTCATCAATGAGACGGCTCTGAACGCAGATGTGACGGACACCTTTATGAAGAAAACTGTCGCAGTCGAAGGTGCAAACGGCTACACTGCAAAAGACTACAATGTGTGGGTCTTCGAACCGGCTATTCCATATGAGAATGCCGCAGTTCTGAAGATTACACTCGGTTGAGAGGAGGGAATGAAATATGGCTGTTAATAATACTGAAAATGCATACGCCAAGATGGAGTTCCCTCTGACGATCAAGCGCCAGGATGCCTTCAGTGTTGACCCCACTGAAGTCTGGAGCTCTCTCGAAGCGGCACAGAACTATGCCAGGACAAATCCGACGGCTTATGTTTCGCAGGAATTAGGCGTTGTCGTGAACGGCGTGGCGAAGCGTTATTTCATCAAGAACGAAGCCGGTGATCTGGAAGAAGTCGGCAGTGGTAACATCGATGAATCGTCAATTGCATCTGATGCTGAAGTCACAGAAATGCTGAACGAAGTGTTTGGTGCATAACAAATCCACATCTTTGAACATATAAGGAGGAAATTCAAAATGGCATATGATACTTCCAAACTGACAAAACTTGCTGCTCTTAAGGCTCTGGCTCAGAAGGTTCAGAGTGACTATGCACTGAAGAAGGACCTGACAGCTCTGTCCGAGAAGGTCGAAGGCCTCGTTACCGCTGGCGGTGAGCCCAATAAGCTGGAAGGCATCAAGATTAACGGCACTCTGTTGGCTCTGGTCGACAAGATCGCTGACATCCTCATCAAGGAGAGCACTGTTAACGGCAATATCAGCGTCAATGAAGTTGACGTTCCCATTCACGGTCTGGCTGCTCTTGCTTACAAGTCTGAAGTCGGTGAGGGCGATCTGGCCGCTGCTCTGAAGGCTACCATCGACGCCAAGGCAAAGCAGGCGGACCTTGATGTCTTGACCGGTGACGGTGAAGGTTCCATCAACAAGAAGATCGATGCCGCTATCAACAAGTTCGCCACTGATGTAACCGATGACAATGTAGTTAACAGCTACAAAGAGCTTATTGACTGGGTTGCCAAGCATGGTCCTGAGGCGACTGAGATGGCCGGCGGCATCAGCGAGAACAAGACCGCTATTGCCAACCTGAAGACTCTTGTGGGCACGCTGCCTGAAGGCGCGACCTCTACCACCGTTGTTGCCTACATTACCGAGGCGATCAATGCTCTGAGCATCGGCGACTATGCCAAGACCACCGAGGTCACTGCAGCAATCAACGCTGCATTGGCGGATTACGCCAAGACGAGCGACGTCAACACCAGTCTTGGTAAGAAGGCAGATAAGGTCACCAAGGCGACTGCCGGAAACTTTGCCGGTCTTGATGTCGATGGCAACCTGACCGACAGCGGCAAGAAGGCTTCTGACTTTGTCGCCGCCGAAGCTGGCAAGCGTCTGATGACTGATGCCGAGGGAACCAAGCTCAGCGATATCGCTGCGGGTGCTACCAAGGTCGAGGCCTCTACGACCAATGGCAATGTCAAGATCAATGACGTTGAAGTGGCTGTTTACACGGAACCCAGCGATGTCGTTCATGGCGCTATTGCCACAGACACCGAGGTCACGGAGATGCTGAACGAAGTGTTTGGTACGACGGTCTGATCTTTTGTGCGGATTCAGCGGGGGTGAGACTTCTTGTCCCCGCTATCCGTTTCAATCGTAAGAAAACTGCGAGGTGGAAAACATGTCGACTGAAAAACTTACAGTGGTAGGTCATTTGAAGGCTCTGGCCCAGCGGTTACAGGATACTAGAAATACTGTTTCTCAACTCGCACAGGCAACAACGGCTGCGATTGATGAACTGGATAAAAAGGTCAATAGCTTAACTAATGGCGATACCCTGACATATGGCGACGGAGATACGGAGGTGTATGGAACATGAGTGAATCTGGAAAAGTCGTTGTAACAAAATCAAAGCTCGATGGACTGGCTAATGCCATCAATGACAAAGCCCAGTCGCCCGGTCCGAAAACAATTGCACAACTTACACAAACGGTAAATGATATGAAGACAGGCGGATCGTCAGTATTTCTGGTGACACTGACGACGCCAACTTATAATCCCGGATTCTATGAGGGTCAGGCAACGGCTGATAAGAGCTTTACAGAGATCTTCGCGGCGTATCAGAATGGTGATATCGTACGTGCAAAATGGGGCAACTGGATTTTAGATGTTGTGGACATCACGGAGACTTCCGCATCATTTGCAACATGCAAGAACTCTCTAACCAATTCAGAAGGATTATTTAGTGTGCTAGCGCAGGTCGGAAGCAACAACAGCTGGGATATCGGGTTCTTCCATAATAACACGCCGAATCCTTCTACAACTGACCCGAAAGCGCCGGGTACCGCGACTCCTGGAACATTACTTCAATTTGCTCGCGAAGATCACGTACATCCGAAAGAGTTACCAAATGTCACCACCGCTGACAATGGACAATTCCTGCGTGTGGTCAACGGCGCATGGGCGGCTGTAGAGATCGCGAATGCAAATGGAGGTAGCTTCTGATGGCTGAATATTTGACAAACACAACCGACCTGACAAAGGTTGCATCAGCTATCCGAGAGAAAGGCGGCACATCTGACCCACTGGTCTATCCAGATGGATTTGTGACGGCGATTCAGACTATTCAGACTGGCATAGCAAAGCCGAAGTTTGTGCAGACTACAATGCCGGCCACAAAAGACTGGTATTCTGTCTGTTATGGCGATGGTAAATTTGTAGCTGTGGCATACGATTCTAATGTCGCCGCTTACTCAACTGATGGCATCAACTGGACTCAGGCTACATTGCCGACTAGTGCAAAATGGAACTCAGTTTGTTATGGTTATGGTGCTGGTAAGTTTGTAGCTGTGACTGAGTTTAGCGATATCGCCGCCTATTCCACTGATGGTATTCACTGGAATCAGACTACGATGTCCGCCTCACAAGAGTGGACATCGGTCTGTTATGGTGGGGGTAAGTTTGTAGCAGTAGCCTCAGGGGCATTCTCCTCTGCTTATTCTACTGATGGTGTTTATTGGCATACTATGCCCATGCCAACTAACGCGAAATGGCAATCAGTCTGCTATGGTAATGGCATGTTTGTGGCTGTGAGTGGATCTGTTGGTACGAGTAGCAATGTCGCCGCTTACTCAACTGATGGTAGCGACTGGACTCAGGCTACATTGCCTAGATCATCAACATGGTACTCAATCTGTTATGGCATGGGTAAATTTGTGGCAGTAACTTACACTAACAATGATGCCGCTTACTCAACCGATGGTATCAATTGGACTATGACTACTTTATCATCAATATCGGACTGGTCATCAGTTTGCTATGGCAATGGTAAATTTGTCGCCTCGGCTAATAACGGTACTAAGGCCACTTACTCTACGGATGGTATCAACTGGACTAAAATCACAATGCCGGCTAGTAAAAAATGGTATTCAGTTTGTTACGGTGACGGTAAGTTTGTAGCTGTGGTTATGATCAATGGTAACATCGCCGCTTACCTCAAAGATTCTTTCGACGAATTGGAATAAAGGAGGTTCTCGTATGTCTGATATTCTTTTTAACTCTGCTGGAACTGCGGAAAACCCTCTCGCATGGAAGGATAGTATGACGCCTTATCCGAACTTCCACTATGTCAGAGATGGGGTTCGAAAGGTCTGGACAGGAGAAAACAGTGAAATACCGAACTGGGATGATGAACGGTTCGTGGCCTTTTAATGTATGATAGCATTAAACCCAAGCTCGAAATCTCATATCCTGATGAAACGGAGGTATAAAATGGCATTGGCTACATTTACATATATTGTCAGCCTTTGTACTGGAATCACAGCAATTCTCGCACTTGCAGTAATGCTGATAAAGCCGCTGCGGAACCGATTCTTTGATTTCACATCCATTCGTGAAGGTCAGAAGTGCTTGCTGCGCTCAGATATGCTCAAAATGTATTACAAGCATTTGAAAGACGAGACAATTCGACAATACGAATACGAAAATTTCATGCATGCTTATGCTGCCTATAAAGCAATGGGCGGCAATAGTTTTATTGAGCATATAAAAAACGAAGTAGATTCTTGGAGTGTGGTTCCGTGATTTGTAACAAATCAAAATGGAGTAAGGGTGAGATGGCTCGCACCATTGTTATCTACTGCATTAAGACCATGACTTATGTACTGATCTGGTCTGTTGCCCTGACAACGGTTGCTGTGATTTTCAATCTGGCCATCGATCTAACTCCCGTGCTCAATTTTACGGCGCTCACGTTTGGGAGCGAGTTAGTTTTACTGGCCTTCAAGCGTGTATTCGCGAAGAAGAATGAGGAGGTAAGCTAAATGGAAAACATCATCAAACGTGTCGCGGCTCTGCTCAGTGTGAAGAGCATTGTCACGCTCGTTCTGACTGGCGTATTTGCTTATTTGTCCGTCAAAAAGATGATCAGTCAGGAATTCATGATGGTTTATACGGTTGTTATTGCGTTCTATTTTGGCACGCAGTCTCAGAAGCTTCAGGATGCCATCACGAAGAAAGACGGTGATTCAGATGCCAGCGATTAAAGAAAATTTCACAAGTGTCAATATTTACAAAAATGGAAATACTCCCCGATACCTTGTAATCCACTTCTTCGGCGCATTCAGCAGTGCATACGGGGTTAGTGAATGGTTCAAGAATCCGGAGGCTCGTGCGTCCGCCCACTACGCCGTTGATGAAAAAGACGTCATTTATCATTGTGTCCGCGATCAAGACGCTGCGTGGCACTGTGGGGCCTCAGGCGGATTCCGACAGATTCATCCGTATTGCCGGAACATCAATTCGATCGGGATTGAGATGCGGCCGTCTAAGCTGAATCCCAAATCGATGAAACCTTCGGATAAGGACTGGTACTTTGATGAGAAAGTTGTCGCGAATACGATATGGCTGGCGGCTCAGCTCATGCAGAAGTACAAGATCCCGATTGAAAATGTCATACGGCATTGGGACGTAACTGGAAAGATCTGCCCGGCACCGTATGTAGGTGCTTATTACAACACGTACTATAAGATGACCGGCGATCAGCAATGGGAGAAATTCAAGGAACGTCTGGAGGAGGCAATCGAAGTGCGATACAATAAACTTGGCGAAGTGAAGAATCAGACCTATCGCAAGACGCTGGACAAGCTCATTCAGAAAGGGCTGCTTCAGGGGAAGGGCGGTGTTGGCGAGAGCCGTATCATCGATCTGAGCGAAGACATGGTTCGGACGCTTGTTATTCTTGATCGAGCAGGCAATTTTGATCGATAAATAGAAAACACCCCGCTGTAGCAAATTATCACTACGGCGGGGTGTACTAGTGTGGTGTACTAATAGTGTACAAATAATGTACTAGTGTACACCATCTCACTGCGTTTATCCACTTTTAACCACGGCTGAAGACATTGAAAATACTTGGTTTTTGCCAATCAGGCTTATTTCATAGCCTCTTCGACTGAGGCATGAAAGCCTTGTATCCCAGTCTTTTTTACCCAGATATGTACTAATAATGTACTATTAAGCGGCGTCTGCATGCTATTTTATTTTTTCAATTTCGCTCTTTAGCCATTGAATATCGCGTTGCGTATAAACCTTTTCCGTTATGTCATTCACAGCATGTCCAACAATATATTTTATCGCATACTCATCCACGGTCGCTTTCTTTGCCATTGTTACGAACTGCTTTCGAGGGTCATGGGCTCTATGATCTGGATTAAGTTTCAAAATATCAACGACTTTCATAAACCGCTGCCGATACTTCTCATAGGTCATCATTAGACTGCTTCTATGCGTATGTGCGTCAGTGCAGTTTATTAAATACTGACTTCCGAGATTGACGGCCTCACGATATTTGGCTTCAACCAGAGGGAAAATTTTTGAATGAATTGGCACAACCCGGTCTGTTCCAGCATCGGTTTTCATTCCTCCTATCATTATTCTTTCGTCTAATTTAACATTATTTAGTTCAATGAGGCCAAGTTCCTGAGGACGCCATCCTGAATAGCACTGTATCAGGACTACATCAACATAATCCACCTGACCCAGGGTAGCCCACAGTTTATCTATCTCTTCGTCCGTAAAAGGAATATGACTTCGTTTACACGATTCGATGTCTTTTATTACTTCATCAGATATATCGAAGGTTCGGGCATAGTTTCGATCAACGATCTCATATTCAAGTGCATAATCAAGCATTAGATTGAACATGGACTTGATGCGGCCTTTTATATTTGGCGTAGTTGCTTTCTCGACGCCTTTTATTACTGCTTTTCCTTGTTCCAAACAACCTTTTATGTGGTAGGCACGAAGATCTGACGCACGCATCCGATAGACGCTAGAGCAATATGCCCATGCAGATCTGATTGTGCGCTTACTCGAGTCACTGTTGAGACCTTTGAAATAGTCAGCCGTCCATCGATTATATAGTTCCTTCACCGTAATAGCTGGATCAAGACTGTAGGGATTTTTGTTGTATTCGAGTAAAGCCTCATACGCTTCGTTGTATGTAGCGAAATATGCATCTGGCTTCAAAAGCTTCCCTACCGCTCGACCTTGTTCATCTTTCTCAACTGTAACCATTGCTCTGAATGGTTTTCTTAGATTCTTTCCTTTAATTTCAGTAATTCGACCGAACCCATTGGGCAGTCTTTTTCTCTTGTTGCGTCTAGTCCGTTTCCGAGGCATATTTATATTTTCTCTAATCGGACAACCGCAATGTGGACAGGCCAGTGCCTTATCACTGACTTGTAAATTGCATTCTGCGCATTTTACAAGCATAGTGTATACCTCCTTCTGAGATACAGTACCAAATAATACGCGTTGCGTCAACCACTCACGATTTTATTTGTAAAAGTCCGGACGCAGGTGACGGTTTCCGGTGATACGCTTTTGACTGAGAAGAGTGTAATTGCTTTTCTGAAATCGTATCAGATAGGAGAACGTAAAAATGGAAGAAATGATATTTCCAATGGGTTCTGTTCCGGTAAGTGTGGCAGCAAAAGTATATGGAAAAGATGCTTGCTGGGTTCGGGCTGGCATTATTTCAGGATGGCTTCCAATTGGAAAAGCAACCAGAAATGGAAAAGAAATTACAAATCTGGATGAAATGGACTCGCGCCGAGGACGTATCAACTTTTATATTTCGCCAAAACAACTTTGGGAACATACGGGATATATGTGGGGAGGCGAGCGCATATGAGCACACAAATTCGTCCAGAGATCTCTCAGAAGAATCCGTATTGGATTCCAAAACATCGCTATTACGAGCTCAAGCATTTTGTGATGCAGTATCCAGCATGGGTAGCCGCAAGGAACGGACTTGATTTTCTCCATACGCCGACGTATTGTGTTCGCGTGAAAAAAGATGCTGCTGATCCAACGATGACCGGTGCAGAGTTGCGAGCATATTATTCAGATCGAATTGAGATGGTGGATCGAGCGAGTTTTGGATGTGGGTGTCCGCAGTATGTTCTAAAAGGGATTCTCGATAGTCTATCCTATGAAAAGCTCCTTTTAAAGTATCCGGCGTTCATCCGCTATACAAAGGAAAAATACTACGACTGTTACAGGAAATTTTTTTGGCTGCTGAATCAGGAGAGACACTGATGAAGGTGATCAACATTGCCGTGAAGAAGGTCTACCGATTCAACTGCCCGAACTGCCAGAGTCGGTTGGAAGCAGACAGCAACGAACTGACGGATATCGGAGGTAAGGTTTGTCGGTTTCTCTGCCCCATATGCAAATCTGAGCGGTACATAACATGGTCGGAGCTTCGCAAGAAGATCGTTTATGATGACGATGCGCGTTAAACGCATTTCCTCTTATGAAGGGAGTTGATATTTATGAAAACATTTAAAGTCATTTACTATCGCATGAAACAAAAGAACGCTTGTTCATATTTTGAATATTGGCATAAGAAAGCATTAGCTAACATGAAGGATATAGATAAGTGCTTAGCGTGTTTCGATCACATGATATATTGGCTTGGCAAAGTGTTTGATTATAATGCTGCTGTGCATAAAGAGTTGGGGTCCTAACAAGGACTCCTTCTTTTTACGCGAAATTAACAAGCACCTTTATGAAAGGAGTTGATTATATGTTAATCGCAATCATTGTATATCTAATTATGCTTGATAAGCTTCTCCAAAAGAGAGAGTCCTAACAAGGACTCCTTCTTTTTATTTATTTTCCAAACGGAGGTATCCAAATGAGATGATAAATTAAGATTATAAAAAATCCCGGGTGAGAAATTTTAGAAAACAATTTAGGAGGGTATTATGTGGATTTATATTTTAGTCGGTGTTCTGTGTAATTTGATCGGTGCTCTGACAATGTGGTTTATGATGAAACCCCATGTAGAAGGCGCGATCATCATCGAGAACGGTAATGCATATCTTCAGCTTAACCATGCGCCGGAACTGCTTACAGAGCATCAGTATGTGACCTTCATGGTGGTATCGCGAAAATAACATATTACTTTACGAAGGAGGTTGATATTTATGAAACGATATTGTGTTGTGTGGGGCGACTCGGAGATTCGAGCCTATGTACATGCTGAATCACCCGACGAAGCAGTAAAGAAGATTATTCGAGATCTAACTTCTTACAACGGCAGACTTGTTACACTTAATGTCAAATCAGTCGAATGTTTGGAGTCCTAACAAGGACTCCTTCTTTTTCGCGCCAAACACAACGTCTATTATGGAACAATTAACATTGAAAGGAGTTTTATGATGAACGAAAAGACATTAGAAGAACGAATGGAGGAGGAATTGAAGGATCAGTTGACTGATATTTCAATGCTTCATACAGGTAATCCGGAAAAGACGGAAGCGATTAGAGCATTCGCGGTACTGTATGATAAGCGGCAGGACACAATCAAACTGAAGGCTGAAGCCGAAGAAGCAAAGGCCAAGAAGAAAGATCGTGTCGTGGATCATATCATCAGTGGCGTTGGAACGGTATTACCGGTTCTGGCTACTGGTATTATGTATGCAGTTGGTATGAATTTCGAGAAAACTGGTACATTGACCTCAACGTTCTTCCGTAATCTTGTCGGAAAAATGAAAGTCACGAAGTAATTGTGCTGAAGAGGGGTCGTTGAGAAATCAACGGCTCTTCTTTTTTGTCTTGCATAAAGCAAAAATATATGATAGGCTGGTTTCAACAACCGAGGAGGACAACATTATGAGTTGGAACGGATTATATGGAATTTTGTCGAACGATCAGGAGCATGCAGAGTATGACGATGTCTATAATGAAGCCGGAGATGCTGTTTATTGTGATCGCTGCGGAGCTGAGATCCATTGGAAAGACGGAATTTATATTTGTCCGCATTGTGGTAAAACAATGGATCGAGCAGTATTCTTCCGGTACATCGGCGCAACTCCGCCGGGTCCTGAATGTTTGACCTGCGATAATCTATATCCTGGATGTATGACCTGCCCGTATGGATATACCAACGAACTATATCGATGAGATACTATTATCAGCCGAAGCAGCAAGATTCATCACGATTCAGTCGTATTTATATTTGCAATCATCCGCTGTATTCTCGCTGTACGCTGTATCAGTTCAATGATTTGGGGCTGGCAGTCATCCAACAGAGGTACGATGCAAACGAAAAGACAACCTACTGGACTGAGGTAGATGCAGGTCTTGCTGATGATATTTATCGGCATCCGAAGTTTTACCGCTATTTCAAAACCAAAGCCGCTGAACCAGTAAATAGCTTATATCCCACAGTCACAGTCAGACAACTCATGTGGGCACTAAAGATGAAGCCGCTCAAGCGAGAACGGTGGGAAACAGTCTTTGATCGATCTGACATCTGAGGACGCGAAGATAACATCTCCTATAATGAAGTAATTATATTTGGGAGGTTTATCTTATGGTCACGTTTGTGTTGCTGTTGATTGCTCTTGTTGCCGGTGCAGTCGTCATTGTCAGTATTGGAGGTATTGGCATTGGATTGGCTGTTGTCGGCTTCGGAGATGTGATCGTTGGCATTATCATTCTGATTCTGTTAGGTAAAAACCGAAGAAAAAGAAAACGGGATTGAGTCCGCAAGGACTCTTTCTCTTTTTACGCGGCGAATACACTGCCCTTTATGAAGTAAACACTTTATGGAGGGAATAATTATGAAGAAAAAATCTACACTCGGAAACAAAATTCTGGCTGTCTGTTTGCTGGTATTATCGGCGATTCCGATGATAATGGAAAAGGAAGCTACAGGATTTATATTTGTGTGCACGGTTGCAATTCCGCTGTTCTTTGCAAAAAGAAATTACATCTATGTATGAAAGGGTCCGCATGGACTCTTTCTTTTTACGCGAAATTTACATCTGCTCTAATGGAAATAATAACAAAATAAAGGAGATATTATTATGAAATTCTGGAACAAAAATTATAGCGACATGACTGTTAAGGAGCTTACGCTTTGGTCTGTTGCAATCAGCGTGATTGCATATGCAATTATGTGGATTGCTACGGCTACAGATTTCTTTGAGACGGCCAGCGAGAAAGTTACTGGAATCTGGAAGAAGATCTTCCATAAGTAATTTTCAATGGGAGAGGTCCTGCATGGGCTTCTCTCTTTTTCTTTCGCAAAAATTACAAGTCGTATTATGAAGGAGAATTATATTATGAATTTGAAGCAAAATGATGCAAACTGTAAGCCTAGTCTGCAGACTGTGATAACCAATTCGCCACTGTTTGATCCGGCGGCTCTTTGGGATTCTTTATCTCCAGAGGCAAGGCAAATAGTCATGAACAAATGCAGACAAATGCGACTTGTAATTCGCCGTAAACTGAAGGAGAAGAGGGGCTAATGCTCCTCTTTTTATATTTATTGAAAGGAAGTATCAATCATGCGAATTAACATTCGAAAAGCTGGACCGTTGATTGCAACCGGTCTGGCATGTGCCGGGGTCATTGTAACTGCACTTTTGGCAGTGAAGAAAGCTCCAGAGGTTCAGGAAGCCGTGGAAGATGCACGTTCAGAACGAGGTGGAGTTTTGAACCCGATTGAGGTTGTCAAAGCCGCAGCTCCTTCCGCGTGGCCAGTTTGTGCCGTTGCAGCTGGAACAATTGCCTGTATCATTGGAATTCAAGCGATGAATCAAAAGCAGCAGGCCTCTCTTGTGGCGATGTATGGTATCGCTGCAAAGAGTCTGAAGAAATATGACGGCAAAATCAAAGAACTGTTTGGCGAGGATGCACCTGCTAAAGTGAAAACTGCGATTGCACAGGACGCAGCTGATGAGGGTCATGTTCCGAATCCAATCGGGGACGCTTGTACGTTCTATGATATGATCTCGGGCAGATATTTCACAAGTACCATGCTGGAAGTTCGGGATGCAGAGTACCATTTCAATCGAAAATTCGTGATCGAAGGTGGACAGGCTACATTAAATGATCTATATGAGCTTCTTGGACTCGACCCCATTGAAGGTGGTGATATTGCCGGTTGGGATATTTGCGCGGCTGGTGAATTCTATGGATACGAATGGATCGACTTCGAACATCAACTGACGAAACTCGTTGGCGATGACGGGAATGAGTTTGAATGTTATATTCTCTCCTGTCCATTTCCCCCATGCTATTTGAACACGAAAGAAGAATTTGACCCCATTGAATTCGAATGCGCAGAAAAAACACCGCTTATTATGAAGGAGGCATGAACTTATGAAAAAAATCAATACACTGAAAATTCTCGGCGTCGTATCATCCGTCCTTGGTCTGGTATTGCCATTACTGGATCAGTATTTGGATGAGCAGAAAACGAGAGAAATTGCACGTGAAGAAGCTCAGAAAGTTCTGGCTGAATCCAACGAAGAAGAGTCTGAATAAGGCTCTTCTTTTATATTTACTATGGATGCAGCTGAATTAGTTGTGAAGTACATAGAGACTTCACTTCCTCCGCCTCAGATTGAATGGGGTCGAAGGGAATTTGACCAAAGAATCTATGAGCGATGGGCAGCAGAAGAACTGTTGTCCTGCTTGCTTAACCGCGGCGAAAAAGATCCAGTTGCAGTTGCTGATGGATATTTGCTATCTCTTATCGCTGCCACAGGGTCTTGCGTAGATAATAAAAACCTTATATTCTCCTCTGCGATTCATACCGCGGAGACGCTATTACATCTCATTGAGAAGGAGTATTCAGTATGAAGACAACAACTTTAACAAGTATGATGACTTGTGCATGGAAGGCGATGCGAAAACATTCGCCCGAGATTCTGACTGCACTTGGGATCGCTGGGTTTACGACGGCTGCAGTGATGGCTGTTAAAGTCACACCAAAGGCGTTGGAAAAAGTGCGACAAGACAGCCAGAAGAACCATAATGGCGATCGGTATGCCTATACAAAAAAAGAGGCAGTTGTATCGGCTTGGCGTCATTATGTGCCTGCAGTTGGCGTTGGCCTTTCGTCTGCTGCCTGCCTGATATTTGCCACATCCACAAATCTGAGACGAAATGCAGCGCTGGCTACAGCATATTCGATCTCGGAGGCAACACTTCGGGACTATCAGGCAAAGACGCTTGAGATGGTTGGTCCAGAAAAAGAGCAAGAGATCCGTAATGCTGCGATCAAAGAGCGTACCGAGCGTCAGCCGATTCAGTCGGACAAACTTTTCATCACACGAAAAGGTGACACTTTGTGTTACGATCCTTGGTCTGATCGTCTGTTCAAGTCGGATCCGGACTTTATCACGAAAGCAGCAAATTCACTCAGTCGTGAAATGTTGGATTCCGGATATGTAAGTCTGAATGATTTCTATTATGAGATCGGATTGACAGAGACAAAGGCTGGTAATGAACTCGGATGGAAGATCGATAAAGGCTTGATCGATCCGATCTTTAGCGGCCAGCTCACACAGGATCAGCAGCCGTGTCTGGCAATCGACTTCCGTGTACAGCCTGCGATCGGATTCGATGAATGAGGTGATACGATATGATAGTAAACTTAAACAGTGGATTTGGGCATCGTCTTATCGCTCGAATTATCTGTAAAATCCTAAAAAAGAAGTTGGGATGCGATATTGACGCACAGATCTCAGAGCTCCAGCTTTATGAAACTGCTGATGATAAGCATATCTGCTTGTCAGCCAATTTCAAGCTAAGTGTGGCAAAGAGCGATGTTGATAAACTGGTCGATATGCTCTAATTACGCGAAATTTACATCTGCTCTAATGGAGAAATACTAAATTATTATAAAGGAGTTTTAACAATGGAAAACACTACGAACAATGAAGTCATCACGAAGGAAACGGAAGCTACTTCTAGCGAAGCTACAAGCGGCACATTCCCCTGGAAAGACGATGATGTGCGTGTTATGACTGCTGGTGAAACCGCTATTGGCGTCGGCATTATTGGCGGACTGTCCGTGCTTGCATGGGAGGCCGCGATTAAGCCGTTGGGCAAGAAGGTACTCGCCGCAGGTAAGACTGCACTTCAGAAAGTGAGGGAGAAGAAGGCTGGTAAATTCGAGAAGAAGGCTGAAGAACCTGAAGACCTCGTTGAGGTTGACGAGAATTAAACTCGATCAATAATCCGTAATTCTCAGGGAGAGGAGTCCGCAAGGGCTCTTCTCTTTTATTTTAATGAGGGAGGTTGACTATGGATTTATATTCGTACACCGGTCCGGTCACAATGTTTGATCGTTGTGTCGCAAATTACTGGAAGGGCGAGACGTATGCTTCCAGCGAGAAAAAAGCAAAAAGTAATTTGATCTTTCAGTATAAACAGCAGAACGGCTTGATTCCGGCGAGTAAGGTCAATCTACCCGGTAAGCTTGTGAAGCTCGAACAGTGAAAGGAGCCGGTTATGGCCGAAATCAAATCTTTGGAAGAAAACAATGCGCCGCGCGAGAAGCGGGAAAAGCTCATCACGGGCGAAGCAAAGACCAGAAAGCGTTTGGGCGATGTCTTTATTGCAGAGGATGTCCGTACAGTCAAGAATCATATTTTCATGGATGTGGTTGTCCCTGCAATCAAGACCGTCATCGTGGATATTGTCACAAACGGTATTCAGATGATGCTTTGGGGCGACACGATCAATCGTGGAAAAGCGCCCGGAACCAAATACAACTACGGCAACTGCTATAGCAGCTTGAATCAGCCGCAGCGTACTCAGAAAACTAATTATACGGGATACGGATACGAAGATCCGATCGTTACTACTCGTGGCGATGCAGAACGGATCTTGCAGGAGATGAGCGAGATCATTCAGGAATATGGTCAGGCGAGTATTGCAGATCTCTATGATCTGTGTGGTATTACCGGCCGCCCGACTGATATGAACTACGGTTGGACAGAAATGCCCGGTGCACGCTCTATCCGAATCCCTGAGGGCTATGTCATTCAGATGCCCAGACCGATTTGTATTAAGTAAAAGAAAGGACATTTTTTCAATGAAAAACGAAATGATGCAAAAGGCTGCAAATGCCTTGACAAAATTCAGTGCAAAAGCAAAAGCACATTCTCCGGAGATCCTGCTGATTGCAGGTATTGCCGGTGCAGTCGGTACGGTGATTCTGGCGTGTGCCGGAACCCGAAAGCTCGACGCAGTTCTTGACGACAGCAAACAGCGTATCGATGCAGCAAAAGAAACTGTCGTTGAGGACGGACAGACAACATCTGGCAACCAGAAAGCGCTTGTCAAGGCATATGCACAGACGAGTCTTGACTTCGCGAAGATCTATGGTCCGGCAGTCATGCTTGGAGGCTTGTCGATCTATTGTCTGCTCTCTTCGCATCGGATCATGAAGGATCGTAATGAATCTCTCGCTGCAGCATATACAACTGTCTATACAGCATTTAAGCAGTATCAGGATCGTGTTGCAGAGAAAATTGGTGCAGAAGCAGAAAAAGAAATCCGCTATGCTGTTGAGAAAAAGAAGGTCGATGAGACTGAGACGGACGAAAATGGGAAGCAGAAAAAGCTCAAGAAGTCCATTGACATCGCGACAATGCCGAGCGGCTATGCGAAGTTCTTTGACGAGTGCTCCCGCGAATGGATGAAGGATCCGGAACTCAATCTGATGTTCCTTCGCGGAAAACAGACAATGCTCAATAACAAGCTTCAGGCGTGTGGTTTTGTGTTCCTAAACGAAGTCTATCGTGAGCTTGATCTTTGCGAACCGACGCAGGAAGGCCAGGTGGTTGGCTGGTATTATACACCAGAGCATCCGAGTTTCATCGACTTTGGCATTTACAACACTAACCGTTCGACGGAGCGTTTTGTCAACGGATATGAGCGCTCGATTCTGCTTGACTTCAATGTGGATGGTGTCATCATCGACAAGCTGTAAGGAGGTTTTGACATGAAAAAACTCAGTTATATTTTGTCCGCTGCGGCGGGCATTTTCTTTGTGTCGGGTATATTGGTGCTTGGAGGCTGACATGGACGTCTTTGGTGCTGTTATCACAGAAATTGATTATATTCTCGATTCCAGACGCAAGCGTCACATCGTTGGCGGGCTTCTTATCAGTCTTGCGTTGATGTGTGGCGGACTTGCTGTCACAGTGGGAACGTTGAAGGAGGATGAAGATGCATAAAGCATTATATTTTGCATTCGGCGTTGCTGTCGGTGCAGGTGCTTCGTGGTACTTTTGGAAAGAGTATCATAGAAAAAGAGCTGACGAAGAAATTCAGTCAGTAAAGGAAGCCTTTGCATCCAAAAAAGCCGAAGAAGGAAAATCTGAGAAAAAAGAAGTGCAAATGACGGTGGATCTCGCAGCAGATTCAGTCGCTTATGAGAAGGAGCGGCAGTCCAAACTTCAGGACTATCGGGCAATGGTTCGTGAGTCTGGCTATCGGTCACGGACTTCTCCGAAGGATTTGCTGGAAGATGACCCCAATGAACCACCTCCCGGAGATCATGTGACTAAGCCGTACGTTATCAAACCTGAAGAGTTTGATACACTCGATAACTATGATGCTGTTTGCTATACCTACTATGCGGATGGCGTTTTGGTTGATGAAGATGAGGATCCACTAGAGATTCCTGAAATCGCCACATCGATCGGTTTGGACTTTGCTTCCCACTTCGGCGATTATGATGAGGATTCTGTCCATATTCGAAATGACATGCGTCACGTCGATTATGAAATCGTCCGAGATTTGAGAAAGTACGGGGATTTCCATGAACCAGAATGAGCTGACTGATGCCTACTTTGAGTGGATGTATCAGCTCGCATTTCCAGACCAAAATGATATTTCATACCGGAGACTTTGTGCATATCTGAATAATGTCACATTCCATCCACGTTTACCGATGGATGAGAATCGTGCGCAGGATGGCGAAGATCTCCGGTATCGTTTCGGTTATGATCAAGGTCATATTTATCCAGAGATCGGGTCAGTGCTTGACGATAGACCATGCAGTATGCTAGAGATGATGGTCGCTCTAGCTCTGCGTATGGAAGAAGACATCATGGCAAATCCGGCAATGGGCAATCGCTTACCACAATGGTTTATGGAAATGCTAAAGAGCCTCGGGCTGGATGATATGACGGATGATCAATTCGACCGCCATAAAGTTATGACCGTTATTTGGCGATTCATGGATGGCAAGTACGAACCGAATGGAAAAGGCGGACTGTTTACCATTCCCTCATGTGAGCGTGATTTACGAACTGTGGAGATCTGGTATCAGATGAACTGGTACCTGAATAGTATTATTTACGAGAAAGGATGTTAAAAATGGACGAAATGCTTCAGTATATTTTCAAAAACATGCAGAATTATGACCAGGGATTTCTGGCAACAGCTCGCGGTTTTGCCGCAGTGACAAAATTCTTCAAGGCCCAGAACAAGGTCAATAACCTCGTCACCCTAAGTCTTGGTCTACTCTGCCTCATGCATGCGATTGCCTATTCGGATATCAAAAACCTCTATATGAGAGTTGAAGAACTCGAAAAGGAGAAAAATCAGAATAAAGGGGAATAAGGATCTCTATGTTTGACTTCCTCAGGATTTCTACCAGAAGCAGCAAGCAAGGTATCGAAATCTACCCGAAATTCAGGATTTGTAAGTCTTCTGATCTCATGATTCGCGGCGGGGACTTTTATGCAATCTGGCTGGAAGACCGAGGAATGTGGTCTACGGACGAGCAGGACGTTTTGGATCGAATCGACTATGAACTCGACAAATATGTCAAAGAGAATAAAGAGCTCTTCGGCGAACATCCAAGAGTCTTGCATGTCCGTGACTCCGAAACCAGAGTCATCGGCGCATGGCACCAGTTCTGCCAAAGAGATATGCGAGATTCCTACCACATGCTGGATGAGAAATTGATATTCTCCAATATGCCGACGAGTAAAAAGGATTATGCCAGCAAGCGTCTGCCGTACCCATTGGAACAAGGCAGTCATGAAGCATACGATCGTCTGATGTCTGTTTTGTATTCTCCGGAAGAGCGGATGAAGATCGAATGGGCAATTGGGTCAATCGTATCTGGTGAATCCAAGCGGCTGCAAAAGTTCATGGTGTTGTATGGTGCTGCGGGCACTGGCAAATCGACTGTTCTGAACATCATTCAGCAGCTCTTTGAAGGCTATTACTCGGTGTTTGATGCCAAAGCGCTTGGTTCAGCGTCAAATGCTTTTGCGCTGGAAGCCTTTAAGACAAATCCGCTTGTTGCCATCCAGCATGATGGTGACTTGTCGCGCATCGAAGATAATACTCGTCTGAACTCACTTGTCTCTCACGAGATCATGACTGTCAATGAGAAGTTCCGTCCGACCTATTCGAATCAATTCAAAGCCTTTCTCTTTATGGGCACTAATAAACCGGTAAAAATCACAGATGCAAAATCAGGTCTGCTTCGACGATTGATTGATGTATCTCCATCCGGTGAAAAGCTGTCTCCGAAAGAGTATAAGGTTGTGACAAAACAAATTGCATTTGAACTGGGTGCGATTGCCTATCATTGTCAGGAGGTCTATCTTTCAAATCCCGGCCGCTATGATGACTACGTTCCACTCGGGATGCTTGGTGCTTCTAACGATTTTTACAATTATATTCTCGATAGTTACTATGTGTTCAAGTCTGAGGATTCAACGACACTCAAGGCAGCATGGGCTATGTATCGTACATACTGCGAAGATGCGAATGTGCCCTATCCACTCTCGCAGCGCTTGTTCAAAGAAGAGCTGAAGAACTACTTCCAAGAGTATTCCGATCGCTATAATGCAGCGGATGGAAACCGAGTTCGTAGTTTCTATCAGGGCTTCCGGGCAGACAAGATTGACGGAAAGGACGTTGGGATCATTCCAGAGCCGACAAAATCGACATGGTTGGAGTTTTATGAACAAAAATCACGATTGGATGAAATTTATGCTGACTGCCCTGCCCAATATGCCTCTGATGCCGGAACGCCGTCTCAAAAATGGGAAAACGTATCCACAAAGCTGAAAGATCTTGACACCCATCGACTTCATTATGTTCGTGGCCCTGAAACGCATGTCTTTATTGACTTTGATATTCCTGGCGACGACGGAAAGAAGTCATTCGAACGAAATCTGAAAGAAGCGTCGAAATGGCCTCCAACTTATGCCGAACTGAGTAAATCAGGTGCCGGGATTCATCTCCATTATATTTACACTGGCGATGTATCCAAACTTGATCCGATTTACGCAGATCACATTGAGGTGAAGACCTTTAAGGGGAAGAGTTCGCTTCGGCGTCAATTGTCGAAATGCAATAACCTTCCGATTGCGACGCTCAGTTCGGGTCTACCGCTGAAAGGAGAGAAACCAATGATTGATCCGAATGTGGTACAGAGCGAAAAAGGTCTTCGCACCACAATTCAGAAATGTTTACGCAAAGAGATCCACGGCGATACACGCTCCAATATCGATTTCATCTATAAAGTGCTGGAGGACGCTTATAAGAGCGGGATGCACTATGATGTTGGAGATATGGAGAATGCCGTCATCAACTTTGCCATGAAGAGCACGAATCAGTCGGAATACTGCCTGAAGCTTGCAACAAAGATGCATTTCAAGTCTGATGATCCAGCAGATCCGATTGCTTTCAATGAAAACGATCCAATTATATTCTTCGATGTCGAAGTGTTCCCGAACCTCTTCCTGATTGTTTGGAAGATTCAAGGTCCTGGACATTCTTGCGTCCGAATGGTGAATCCGAAACCCCGTGAGGTTGAAGAACTTTTCCACTATAAGCTGGTCGGGTTTAACAACCGCCGGTACGATAATCACATCTTGTACGCAGCCATGCTCGGTTACAGCCCAATGGAGATCTTCAAGCTGTCCTCCAGAATCATCAATGACCATAATAATGGTGATCTGTTTGGCGAGGCATATAATATCTCTTACACGGATATTTATGACTTCGCATCAGCGGCAAACAAAAAGAGCTTGAAGAAATTCGAGATTGAACTCGGTATTCATCATCAGGAACTTGGTTTACCGTGGGATCAGCCGGTGGCAGAGAATATGTGGGATAAAGTTGCCGAGTATTGTGAAAATGATGTAATTGCAACGGAGGCAACATTCGATCATCTCAAGGCGGACTGGAATGCACGGTTGGTTCTGGCGAAAGTTGCAGGTATGCTGCCGAACGACACCACTAACAGTCTCTCCACCCGAATTATATTTGGCAAAGAGAAGCATCCGCAAAGCCAGTTCAACTATCGTGATATGGGTGATACATCCATTCCGACACATTCATGGATTTGGCCTCCGGAAAAAGATCTGCCGTTCAAATCCGAGTGCGATGAGTACAACCTGTTTGATGATCTGGATCGACCGGTATTTCCCGGATACAAATACGAATATGGGAAATCGACCTACCGGGATGTGAATGCGCTCAACCCAAATCCTGATCAACAGACAGTCGGCGAAGGTGGCTATGTCTACGCTGAACCTGGTATACACCGAAATGTTGTAGTTTTGGACGTTGCATCCATGCATCCAAGTTCGATCATCGCGGAACAGCTCTTCGGTTCCATCTATACGAAGCGGTTTGAAGAAATCAAAGACGCCCGTGTTGCAATCAAACATAAGGAGTTCGATAAGGCTCGGTCTATGCTGAACGGCAGTCTGAATGAAGCAATCGACATGATTGAGCGTGGTGAGATGACGACGGACGATCTGTCACTGGCCCTGAAAACCGTTATCAACTCTGTGTATGGGCTCACATCGGCAAAGTTCGACAATCCGTTCCGTGACAAGCGTAACGTGGACAACATCGTCGCAAAACGCGGTGCTTTGTTCATGATCAATCTCAGGAATGAGGTACAGTCTCGCGGATTCACAGTTGCACACATCAAGACAGACTCAATCAAGATCCCAAATGCTACGCAGGAGATCATCCAGTTCTGCTTTGACTATGCAAAACAGTACGGTTATATTTTCGAGCACGAATCGACCTATGAAAAAATGTGTCTCGTCAATAATGCTGTCCTGATCGCAAAGTATGCAGATCCTGAATGGTGCAAAAACGAGTATGGATATATTCCCGAGAAAAATGGAAAGCATCCAAATGAGTGGTCTGCAACAGGAACACAATTTGCAGTTCCGTATGTGTTCAAGACACTCTTCTCACATGAACCGATCGAGTTTGGCGATCTCTGTGAAACAAAGTCTGTAACGTCCTCGCTCTCGCTGGACATGAATGAAAACCTTCCGCCTGACGAGCACAATTATATTTATGTCGGACGAGTTGGTCAGTTCTGCCCGATCAAAGCTGGATGCGGTGGCGGCCTGCTGATGCGCGAAACCACGAACAAGACAACCGGAGAAAAAGGATACGCAGCAGCTACCGGGTCGAAAGGTTATCGGTGGCTGGAATCTGAGTCGGTGCGGCTTCTGGAGAAGGAAGCGTGCATCGACGTTTCTTATTATGACGCACTTGTCGATGACGCCAGAGCTGCGATTGCTAAATTCGGTGATGCAGACTGGTTCGTTGACGGGAAAGAAGACACACCTCCGTGGGAAGCTGCGGAGGAACCTTGGTCCAACGGCGATACATTCGCTGTCAGATAAATCAACATTTATATTTTGAAAAGGAGTTTCAACACTATGGAAAACGTTCGTAACATTCCTCCCCTTAACATTCAGGGCGCCAAGATCGTAAAGCGTAACTTCGCCGGTCGCATGGAAGACTACAACCGCGAGGGCAATCGCTACTTCACCATCCGCATCGATGATCCGGAGCTGGCACAGTCCTTGCTTGCAGATGGCTGGAAGCTCCGCGAGGGCAAGCTGCGCAATGAAGACGATGAGCCGCGTTGGTATATGGATGTCAAGGTCGCGTTCAATGAGTATTACCCGACGAAGATCTGCATGTACTCGGGCAAGACTCGAAAAGAGCTGAATGAGGACACCTGTGCGATTCTTGACCGTGCTCGCATCATCAACGCTGATATGACGGTTCGTCCTCGTTATTGGGAGGTCAATGGCAAGTCTGGTTATAAGGCGTATCTGAAGGTTCTTCATGTGACCATCGAGGAAGAGGATCCGTGGGCTGATGCCTATTCCCAGTACGACGAGCAGTAATTTGTACATTTCGGGAGCTCTGAAATATGGGCTCCCGACTTATATTTTGGAGGTTTAACAACTATGAAAAAACGTTTTGTATTCAGTCTTGGACTGACTTTAGGATTTTGCATTGGGGCTACACATGCTATTGAAAAAATGATGTCCGTTGATGAGATCCGCAAAGCTTGCGCGAATCGTGTAGCAAATAAGATTTCGGACTTTCTATATGGAAAGTGCCATTGTAGTTATTCCTATGACTGGCGCTTTGCTACGCAGGAAGACTGTGAGAATGCATGGCATGATATTTGCGAGATCATTCAGTTGTACGGTCAGATTACTGTCGCAGAGGTAAAGAAAATTGCTGGTGTACAGTCGAGCTCTTATGAGGATACAAAAAGAGGCTGGACCGGAACAATCGGTATGTCTCTCAGACCCGAAAAAGATGGAGCATGGACGATCCATCTGCCGGAGTCAAAAAGATTGCCAAGGAGGAGCTATTAACATGCGTAACGTCATTAAGCAAATCTGCTTGTATCTCACTATTGTGACTTTGATTGTGCTGTTTCAAAAATTTCCAGATACCTTCGTGACATTTATCAACGGACATTGGAAGCTTGTCGGTTTCATTTCCACTATGGCATGGATCGTGTATTGCGCTTGCGATAATCACAAAAACTGAGAGGAGATGCTTATATGGTTTCTAACTATAAAGAAGTGTATTTTGATCCTTATTGCTCGAAATGCAAGTATCTGAAAAAGACTGAACAGGATGAGCCATGTGACGAGTGCCTCAACAATCCAGTCAATGAATACACCCATCGTCCGGTTAAATTTGAGGAAAAAGAATGAGCGGAATCAGCCTTTATGATTTCCAGCTTGAAGCAGTCAAAAAAATGCACAATGGATGCATCCTCTGTGGCGATGTCGGAAGTGGTAAATCCAGAACATCCCTCGCATATTACTGTCTACAGCAAAATCGCAGCGGGAATACGATCGTATACGGAAAGATACCGCAAAAAATTGAAGATCTTTATATCATTACGACTGCCCGAAAACGCGACACCTTTGAGTGGGATTCCGAACTAGCTAACTTCCGTATGTCCACAAATCCCGAGAACGATGCATTTAAGCACTCTGTTGTCATCGATTCGTGGAACAATATTTATAAGTATAAAGACATCAAAGACGCTTTCTTTATATTTGATGAGCAGCGTGTTGTCGGACGTGGAGAATGGGTAAAGAGCTTCCTGAAAATTGCAAAGGCGAATCATTGGATCCTGCTTTCAGCCACTCCTGGCGATAAGTGGGAGGATTATATTCCGGTCTTTGTCGCTAATGGATTCTATAAGAATCGTACAGAGTTCAGTAATGAGCACATTATCTGGGATCCAAGAGTCAGTTTTCCAAAGGTTCGCGGATATTTTAACACGAATCGTCTTATCCGACTTCGAGATCGGGTGCTGGTTCAGATGGATGACCAGCGGACAACAATTCCGCATCACGAAGATGTGTTCGTCACCTATGATATTTCCACATATCGCGATCTGACGCGAACTCGTTGGAATCCCTGGCTGGAGAAGCCAATTGAAACTGCATCAGAGCTATGTTACGCGTGGCGAAAAGTTGTGAATTCCGATGACTCCCGCCAGATTGCAGTGCTGGAAATTCTGGAAGATCATCCAAAAGCCATTATATTCTACAACTTCGACTACGAATTGGAGATTTTAAGGAGCATTGGATATGAAAAAGGAACCGAAATCGCCGAATGGAATGGGCATAAACATGATGCACTTCCTACCGGTGACAAATGGGTCTATTTGGTACAGTACACGGCAGGCTGTGAAGGATGGAATTGTGTCACGACAGACACAATTATATTTTTCTCCCAAACCTATTCCTACAAGGTGTTGCACCAAGCCGAGGGCCGTATCAATCGCCTTAATACCCCTTACCAAGACCTCTACTATTATCACCTGAGAAGCCGAAGTGCTATTGATCTGGCAATTTACAGAGCATTATCGGAGAAGAAAACATTTAACGAAGGCGCGTATCTCAAGCGCGCTGGATTTTTTAAGAAGGAGAAGTTCAATGAAACGGCATAATAATTTATACTGGTTGATTCTGGCCTTTATCGTAGCATCCTTTACCATCATTTTCTGTGCAGCAACGCTGGTCGTGCAGGATCAGAGCAAACAAATGGAACAGCAGCAAGAGATCGAAGCTATCCGACTTCACGAGAAACAAGAAGCAATGATTGAGCCGACGGTACTTACATATACTGAACCTAGTGTATATGAGTCGCCACTGGAAAATGAGAAAAATTCTGAGACAGTGGTTCTGAATCATTATGAAGACCCGCCCATGGTTATTGATGAAGAACCCAGTGATGATGAAAAAGGCGGTTTAGAATGCGAATCCAAAGAGGATGTGGAACGACTGGCTTGCGTTATTTATCAGGAAGCCGGCGGCGACACTTGCTGTGATATGTGTCGAAAGCGAGTTGCTGATGTTGTTCTGAATCGTGTTAAGGATTCCCGTTTTAAAGGGACGACTATTGAGGAAATTCTGACCGATGGCGATCCTGCTCCGCAGTGGGGGTTATATTCTGTCACTGGTGTCGTGTGGCCTGAAAAAGCATTCTATCCAGAAGAAGCTGAGGCTGTTCAGAGGGCACGGGACACGGCACTTGAAGTATTGGAAGGTAATCATAGTGATTTGACGGAGGATTATATTTGGTGCGCTGAATTTCCGCAGGGTACAGATATCATAAACTGCTGTGGAATCTACTTTGGAAAATGAGTAAAATTCCACAAGTCGGCGACCGACGAATGGAGTCGTTCATCAGAAAAGGCATTTATACCCCATGCAAATTGAGCGATCCTGAACCATGTGTGGTTACTTATGTGAATTACCAACATCGTTGGTACGAGGTTTATTTTGAAAGGTTAGGTTTCTGTTGTGGCTATAAGTTTGATACGATCAACGAAGAAGAGGCAAACTCCGATTGATTCTAAAACCTATTCCAAGCTGGATCCGTATATGAAATTTACACTCAAGAATGGAGGTGAGCCAGTCATAACCACTACACAGATCAAAGAATTGATCAGCCGGCGGAGACGACAGGTTCTCATCCACAGCGTTATTTACTACAAACTGAATGATAATCTGATCGATGATGCAACATGGTCTAAATGGGCACTGGAGTTGGAGGAATTACAGAACCAGTATCCAAAAATTGCTGCGGACTGTCCTTTGGCAAAAGAGTTTATAAACTTTGATCATTCAACTGGAATGAGCTTGCCGCTGGATAACCCATGGGCGGTGCGTACAGCACAATATCTGCTCTCGATTGCGCGTGAAACACAACGCGCTTTATGAAGGGAGTTGATATTTTATGAAAAATCTTATTCTTTATGGCATTGGAGATGCACGGTATCAATATCGGGTACTCAAGTATTTCTGTATTTACGATGAGAACATCGACGTTATAGAGATCAAACGTATTGCACGCACGATGCAGGTTATAAACCCAAGCATTGAGCATGTATATTTGATCAGTAATCGACATGGTCTTAGACGTGAATTTCAGGAATCAATTAAACGGGACTCGATTGAGAGCTGCGCGATTTTCAAAGATATTTTGGAGAGAGAAGGCATTAAGATCTTCTAACCTGTAATGAAGCGGGGCGTCTGATACAAGGCGTCTTCGCTTTTATTTTTATGAAAGGACATATAACTATGGATGATTTAAGTAACTTCGTGCAATCAGTCGGTGCATTGGCTGAAATGACAGCAATATATTATAACGCGTTATTAGAAACGGGATTATCGGAAAACGTTGCTGTGACATTAACCGCCAAAATGATCGGGGCAATCATCAACGCTGGCGGAAGCAAGCAAAAGGAGGACGAACAATGAATAACTATATTTTCCTTATCGTTGGTCCTTCTGGAAGTGGAAAAAGCACGATCGCCGAACAGCTAGTGGAAACCATGAATCTCAAGCAGATCGAGTCTTATACGACCCGGAAGCCACGCTCACATCATGAAAAAGGACATATTTTCGTGACTGACAAAGAATTCGATAATCTGACTGATTTGGTCGGCTACACTGAATTCTGCGGTCATCGCTATGCTGCGACAGCGGCTCAGGTTGAGAAAAATGATATTTATGTCATCGATCCAGCTGGGGTTGCTTTCTTTAAAGAGCACTATCATGGGACAAAGAAGGTAAAGGTTCTCGGCATCTGGGCAACAGAGCCTACCAGAAAAAAGAGAATGTTCCTGCGCGGAGATCCTGAAGATGCGATTGTGAAGCGTCTGGAGAACGACAGAGCGGCGTTTAGTACGGATATCTGTGACATTGTCTTTTATAATAAAAACCTGCAGGAAACGCGTGAGGCTGTTGCACAGTGCATTTCCTGGTATCTCTTTATCAAGAACTAAAAACATGGAGGACATTATCATGTCAAACGTAACAAGAGAACAGATGAAAGAAGAAGCTATCGCTCGCATGGGGCTTCTTCATATTCACCCAAATTGTATTGATGATTTCAAGCAAGCAGATTTGGTGAGCTATTCCAGATACGGGATTCTCTGTTGGTGGCTTACTGATGAGCAGAAGAACCGATTACAGGAGTTTGAAAAGCAGTCTGGTAATCTTGTCTATCATGTAATCGAAAACCAGTATGTCGAACTCGGACGGATGCTTACATTCCTCTATGTCTCACCGTATCTGGACGAGTGGGAACGGGATCGTAAAGAACTTGTGGCAGGAGAACCTCTTGCTTATGTAGCAAATCTCAGTGATGAGGTCTGCTCCGAATATGGTCATGTTGGAATTGTATCGAGCAATGACGGATTAAGGAGGATTTGGTGATGGCAACTCTACAGACTGTTGACATTACAGCCAAATTCGAACGCCGGCTCTGCAAGGTCAACAACGAGCTTGGATATTTTCACTGCTGGGAGCATTTTAGCAAGCCTGTCCCTGCTGGTTTGACAATTGGTTCTCCTCCGGCAGGTGTTATCAGCTATGTTTCTGGCATCGTAGAATTTGATGACGGTGTCCGACGTGTGGATCCGACTGCGATTAAGTTCTGTGATGAAGAACATGCAACTCTCTGTGCACTGAATAAATACGAAAAGGAGCATGAGAGATGACAAAGGAATTTTGCGATATTTGCGGCAGACCGATCGAAACATATAAAAATGTGTCTGAGTTCAAGGTCAAGCGACTTCGCTGGGTACTGCACGGTAATATTTGCTGGAAAAGACTTACCGTTCATAATGCTTGCTGGAGAGAACTGTGTAAGCAAATCGCAGAGACGACGATTACATATGAACCAATGGAGGACGATCATGAATAAAAGACACAGACGAAGACGAATGATAGCAGCCATGATTCGCGAAGCCATATCGGCTTATTGTTGTCGCGAATGATGCAACTCCTATAATGAAAGGAGTTGATATTTATGACACGTTTGGATTTACAATTTTTAAGAATTGGTGATTGTGTTGTGATCAAAAATGGAAAAAATAAAGGTCGAGAGGCAATCGTTTTGGATATATTGGGTTCAGATGACGAATCCCCATGTATACTAATTCGATCGCTTGATCTAAAGCCGTTTATTGATGGCGGTAACACGAATCGAAGATTCAAATTAACTGGCTGGCGTGAATTAGATGTCATAAAATAAAAAGTTTAGGAGATCAGAAACATGGTCTCCTATTCTTTTTTGCTAAAAGATGGATAACGAGAGTAAAGGAGAAATCATGCATTTAACGCATCATGATGACGGAAAACAACGATGGCAATCACATGAGGTCGGGCTTTTCGAGAAAGATTTTTTCAATCAGGAGCATGACGTATTCTCGCACAACTTCATGGATTTGACTGGCTACGGTGAAACAAAAGAGCAAGCTGTGGAAGATTTCAAGAGAAAATTCCGATATCTTCTGGATGAGTGGAATGCGTTTGCAAAACTTCTACTCGATAGCGATGTTGCGGAAAACGAAATGATCGAGGTTGACTGTTTTGGTGAGTCGATTGATAAGAAAGGAGAAAAATTATGAAAATCACTGTCGGTGAATTGGATAAGATGCCTGATCGTGACGCATGCACTAATGCTTTGCAATATCTCGATGAGTATGTCGACATGCTGAAAGATATTGAGGTTGACATTTAACGAAAGGAGCAAGCACATGACAAACCTTAGTGATGCCCTTTTAGTCAGCATTAGTTTTTCTGAGAAAGACAAGGGTGTATTGGTAGTCGGCAGACAAAGAAAGAATCACTCTATTGAAATTGTGAATGCATTTCAAGGAGAAGAAGCACTTGGACTTTACAAGAAACTGGTAACACAAAAGGAGAAAAACAATAATGCTTAAACTCGAAAAAACGGAAGTCGTGGGCTGGGAGGCAGCCATCCGAGGCATGCGGAATCCTATGAACTCTTGGGATCAGAGCGACAGCCATTATGAGTCTGAAGCTCTCGAATGTCATGATCTGTCAGGTGATCCTACGAAAGTGTATCTGGTCGATAAGTATGTCCTGGGTTCAAATGATCTTGACCTCATCATGCAGCTTCGTGCTGCCGGTATCGATCATCGGAAATTCATGCGGATGATTGAGGTGTATGTGGATATCACGGCTCCACTGTACTGGTGGAAGGAGTTCGATACGTATAAGGTCGGTACGGTTGCCAATTCCTGCTCTACGATGCACAAAATCGCGGCGAAGGAGTTTACATTGGAGGATTTCTCGTGTGAGCATTTGCTTGATGAGGAATCTTTGCCGCCCTATGAAGAACGAGTTGATATTGACCATTGTGAGCCTTTAGCAGCTATCGATGTAAATGGGCAGTGGTGTTATTATACCCCCAAAACCTTCCTTAACATGACGTGCCATGTCTTGAATCATTTCAGGAGACTCTATCTCAAAACCAAGGATAAAAAATATTGGTGGCAGATGATCCAGCTCTTGCCGACTTCTTATAACCAGAAGCGGACGATCATGTTGAGCTATGAGGTGCTTGCCAACATTTACAAATCCCGGCGGCATCATAAGCTTGACGAATGGCATACGCTCTGCGATTGGATTGAAGGGCTGCCTTATTCAGACATGATTACAGGTGGTGCAGATTGTCCGAATAAAAAGATTACCGTCTCAGAAGCAGATGCAATCGCTGCATGTGCGCTCAGTAAGCTTCAAACATCTGGTGGTTCTCCCGATAAATCGAAGGCAATTTTGATGGAATTTTATGAAAAAATGAGAAAGAGTGATATTGCCACGCCGCCTAATGATTTCAAGATTGTCGATGAGTGGAATCAGTATGGTCATGTAGACTACATCCAGAGTACAAAGTCGAACTGTGATATTACTGCAGATACAATCGGCAAACTTAAAAAGAAGTTTTGGTCACAAGAAAAAGGAGATACGTCACATGCGGATTCCTTATGAAAAAACGTTCTTCTTGTTTACAAAGGAGGAAGTTGACAAAATCAAAAAAGGAGTGCCGGTTGTTTATTATGATGCAAAAAGTGAGAAACAGATTGTGTTTATGACCGAAGAAGGTTACAAGGAGATGAACGACTGGTGGAATGCCTCTCCAGACTGATAAAGAATTTTGTAGTCGCGCGTGGAAACACAAAAAGCCAGTATTGCCTGGAACTATTTGAAAAGGAGTTTAAGAAAAACATGTTAGAATGGGCAAAACGAGAAATTGAACTCGCATGTAAGCGGGAACGCGGAGACCGCCCCAAGGATGAATTCGATTATGGATGTGCCTGTTATGCAAGTGCACTCAAAGCATATAAGAGCTTGCTAGGCGATGATCACAGTGGTATGAGCATCGGATACACCAAACACATTCTGGATCGGCTGATTGACGGGAAAGTGCTGACGCCAATTGAAGATACGCCAGATATTTGGAACGATTGTGCTCGATATGAGTATGAGATTGGATATACCACACAGCAGTGCAAGCGAATGCACAGCCTGTTTAAGTACATCTACGATGATGGGACAATTAAATACAAAGACATCAATCGGTTCATATGTACGGATGAGGGAGAACCGGAACTCACCTGGCATAGTGGTCTGGTCGATAAGATTCTCGATGAAAAATTCCCAATCACAATGCCGTATATGCCGTCAGATAGACAATTTGTGGCGTATTGTTCTGAGGCATTGACAGATCCGAAAAATGGCGATTTTGATACAGTCGCAATTTGGTACGTCAAGGAGCCAAATGGAGAGCGTACAGAAATCAACCGCTTCTTCAAAGAAGGGGGAGAAGATTGGGTTGAAATCGATGAAGCTGAATACCAGCAACGAAAGGAAATGGAGGTTGCCAAAAATGGCACAGATTGATATTCGTAAACATCTCGCATATCTCAATGAAAAATATGGCGTCGAGCTGGAGACTGATGATGTCAGTGATGGTTATCATACGTTCGGCGATTTGTATGAGCAGCGCTGTATCCTGTTTGCGGCTCTGGTGGGAGCATATCGTGCTTGGGCATGGAAGTCCAGATGTCATTCGGATGGCGAACCCTGTTTCGGCGGTGGTTGGTTTATCGTCGGTATTAACACACCGCAGGGGCAGTATACCTATCACTATCCTGAAGAAGATTGGTATCTATTCGACTGTGAAGAGGTTGAGCGGGCACCAGAATGGGATGGACATACGGCAGAAAATGTGACACGACTGCTGTCTTTGCAGACGCCCCCGATTCCGGATGTAGTCGGGTTCATGACACTTAATAAGTACAATCAGCCGGATAGTATCAGACCGGCATCGGAGGAATAAGAAATGATCATAATTGGATTGCTCGTATGGGTCGGGGTTCAGCTTGAAGCTCCGGCCATTTTTTATATTTTGCTTGGCCTTCATGCGATGATGAAGCTTCTGGCCTTTGGCGGTAAGTTGGTGGAGAAGATATGAACAACAATGTTATGTGCGAAACTTGTGCGCATGCTAGCGTATGCAAGCACCAAGTGGAGTTCACTGAAATCCAGAAACAACTTGATAACTTCAAGGTTAGCATTGGCGACGATGACAAGGCCGCTGTAGCTCCTATTAAGAGTTTTGATTATATCGAAGTTCCTAGACTGAGATGCAAGGATTTTCTTGTTGCTAGAGTTTATACCAGTAGAAGAGAAGGAGTATTTAATAATGAACCCAACTGAAATTGATGTGATGAAACTGACCCCCGAAGATTATCTCAAGATGCGAGATCGTTGCCGAGAGCTGGAGGATGAGAAAAAACAGCAGGCCGTTTATATTCTGGAACTTCGGGACGAACGGGTACGCCTTCGTGTGGCGGCGAATAAATCAGCAGAGCGAATCCAGGTTTTGAATGATTCCATTGATCAGCTTAATAAAGCACTTGCTGACGAGACGAAAGGAACGAAATATTGGGCTGACGAAGCGCATAAGGCTCAAAGACGCATAGCGGAAATGATCTATAAGGGCGATTCTGGTGCCTCTGAGGCGGCTCTGAAGGACGCTGATGCCAAGATCCAGTCTGCCAATGATCGAGCTGCAAATGCAAAGAAAGAGGCAAAGGCAGCCAAGGAAAGGGCTGAGAGCGCTTCTGAGAGGGTTCGGTATCTGGAACGTAAGCTCAGAGATGTGGAGAGTCTCAACGATTCGCTGATGAAGGAGCTTGCAAGAAGACAGGGATGCCAGCCTGGGTTTCGAGAGCATGATGCAGATATCTATCAGTTGGACGTTCTGAAATATGCTCCCGATCATCACGATTCTTTGCTGAACGTTATCTATGCAGCGATGGGAATGTGTGGTGAAGCTGGAGAAGCATCTGAGCTTGTCAAAAAGTATGCATATCACGGACATACAATTGATACAGAGCATCTTGCACGAGAGCTTGGGGATGTTCTCTGGTACGTATCCTATATGGCGCATCTGTTCGGATATCCTCTCGGTAAAATTATGGCTATGAACCAGGAGAAGCTTGCCAAACGGTATCCTGATGGAAAATTCGATGCAGACAGAAGCAGAAACCGGGAAGAGGGCGATATTTGATGCCTGTGTTCAAACGAAGCGGAAAATCCATTTTCGGTTGTCAGCTCAACAAAAAGGAACAAGAAGCCATGGAGCGTGAAGTTCGATCTCAGCTTGCCGAGTGGAGCCGAAAGAACATGATGGAAATCGATGCTATGTTCCTTTGGTTCATGCATGAGGAATTCGGCTTCGGAATGGAACGCATGCGCAGAGTGTACTTTGGCTTCCGGCCGTACATGGAGGAGCTGGCAAAACGGTATGATATGAAGGGATCCGATACGCCATTTCTGTGTACGAAGAAGTTGCTGGACTATGGCGTTGACCTTGAACAATGGGATAAAGAAGTGGATCAGATGGTTGAAGAGTGACAGAATTTAGGTTATAATATAGGTATCATATAGACGACGGAGGAAGTTTCATGAAAAAGTTACATATTTGGCTTTTTGTATTTCTTATGCTTTTATCCTTGACCGGCTGCCACGATAAGGCTCTTGAAGAGGCTACAGCAGCTGTAACGGCTTATAATGAAGCTGCAGAATCATATAATGTCGACATTGGGTCATACAATGATGCGTGCGTTCAAATTGAACAAGCTGTGTCAAGTTTAGACAGTGTGATTGATGAAGCGCAAACTGTAATCAATGCGGGCGAAGAACCGTATGATTCAAGTACGCTGGACAACCTGAAAGCTGAAATCTCTGAGGCGCAAAATGTAAAAGCCACACCGCCGGTTGCTATTGACCTGCTACCTATATTAACGATAGATTCTGAAGCCAAGACCGCTAAGTTGAAAGAATTAAAGTCTACTGCTGAATCCAAATTAGCTGAAGTCAATACTTTGACAGTACCGTCTACGCCAAGTATTCCTGACTATTCAAAGAACGAGACCGCAATAAAGAATGCATTGTCTGTCTATCAAGATAGTATTCAAAGTCTAAAACAAGTTACAAACCCCGATCAAGATTTTGTAATTGATCGACTCCAGATGATTGATACAATCACTGAAATTGAAGCTGTTACAGAAGAAACGGATGTAAACGGTCACCTCAACAAGCAGGGCGGATATACGAGTGCAATATACTTCAGAGATACGCTTGTTGATCTCGATAAGGTGTATATTGAACCGGGGTTTGAAGGCCTTATTGATATTGGAACAGACGCTGGCGGATGCATTGAGGTTTTTGCAAATGAACGTGATGTCCAAAACAGAGATGCATATCTGGCTGGGTTTGACGGTGGTATCTTAGCTTCTGGCGGACACTATATTGTCGGAACAGTTCTCATTCGTACATCGAATGCACTGACTGGAACACAGCAATTGGAATTGACAGACGCAATCAAAGAAGCGTTTTTGAAAGTCATTCACTAATTCTAATAGCTCTTGTGGGGTCCTTCGCGGGCCTCACAGGGGCTTTTCTTTTTACTATTTTGGCGAGAAAAGGGGTAAAATTTCTGCCCACTTTCGTCAAATAAAAAGTGGGCACAACCCGGGCAAAACTGGGCAGAGCATAAAATTTGAGAGTTTTTAACTCGGAATTTTTGAAAATTCTTGGACAAAAGTGGCCATTTGCCCACTTTCTGCCCACTTTTTGCCCACTTTTGAAAAGCCGAAAACCCTAGTATTCTCAACGGTTTCGGGGTTTTCTGCCCACTTTCCCACTTTTTTTCTTATTAACCCTAGAAAAAATTTTTTATTATAGTAATAAGGGATTTTTCAAAAAAGTGGGCATAGCGTGATCTTTGCCGATTTCGCGGCAATTTAGTGAGATGCCGAAAATCCGAAAAATCTAACCTAGCTTAGCGAGAACAAACTTAGATTAAAATTCCCAGATTCAGGGCACTGCGTGAAAAGTTCAGAAAAGTCATTTTTTCTTGACGTTGATGACTACGCGTGAAAAACATGCCCTTTTATGAAGAGAGAGGCAATATATGCTTCTCTCTTTAATTTTTGTTCGGAGGTTTAACAATCTCATGTTGGAAAACAAATTTAAGACAAAGCTCATCAAAGAGATTCGCGAGCGACTTCCCGGAGCAATTGTGCTTCATATCAATCCACCTCCGCAAGGTATTCCTGATCTCCTCGTTTTGAATGGAGAACATTGGGCTGCCCTGGAAGGAAAGAAGGAGTCCAATTCGAGTCATCGACCAAATCAGGATTATTGGATTGAGAAGATGAACAAGATGTCGTTCGCTGCGTTTATCAGTCCCGAGAACAAGGAGGAAGTTCTGAATGCAATGGAACGATCATTCTCGGATTGAAGGCCGGCATGCAACATTTGCTGCGAGTAAGTATAATTGGCTGACCTATACAGATGATAAGCTTGTCACAGTCTATGACAATATGAAGGCAAAAGAAAGAGGCACTGTTCTTCATGCATTCGCTGCGACCTGCATCCGTCTCGGACAAAAGCTTCCTCGCTCGCATAAGACACTCAATCAATACGTGAATGATGCAATTGGCTTCCGAATGGATCCTGAAGTGCTGCTATACTATTCTGATGACTTTTTTGGAACAGCCGACACAATTGCATTTCGGGACGGTCTTCTCCGAATTCATGATTACAAGAGTGGAGAGATTGAAGCACATATGGAACAGCTTCTGATCTATGACGCTCTTTTCTGTTTGGAGTATGCTGTGTCTCCCTACGAGATCGATCATGAACTTCGCATCTATCAGAACGATGCTGTCAATGTCTATAATCCAACCGGCGAAGAGATTATGGGCATTTGTGATCGAATCATTCGTTTTAATAAATTATTGATACAACATCGTAAGCAGGAGGTCTGACGATATGAACTCTATTGCTCATGAAATGGAGAGCTTCTTTGGAATCAATGAAATGCTGGACTGTGATGATCCCGTTGCTCTCGATATTTTGATGCACTATGGCGTCAAACGACGTTCCGGACGATATCCATGGGGATCCGGCGATGACCCTTATCAACATTCCGGCGACTTTCTTAGCCGCGTAGAAGAACTTCGAAATCAGGACTACACCTTCACTGATAAGGACGGTAAGACCTATACTGGCGATCTTGCAATTGCAAAGTCGATGAACTTGACGACGAGTCAGTTAAGAGTTCAGCTCAGTCTTGCTAATACTGAACGGAGGAGCATTGACGTTGCGCAGGCCAAGGCTCTTCGAGAGAAAGGTATGAGCACCAACAAGATTGCAGAAAAGATGGGAATCGCCGAATCGTCGGTTCGTTCTCTTTTGAATGCCAATTCAGAAGCACGAATGAATCAGGCTCAGAAAACTGCGGACTTCTTGCGAGAGCAGGTAGACACCCGTGGCATGATTGATGTCGGGACTGGTTCTGAACTGGAAATTGGTGTCTCCAAAGAACGTATGAATCAGGCGCTTTACATTCTTCAGATGGAAGGATATAAGGTGTATGGCGGCGGTGTTCCACAGGCAACAAATCCTGGCAAGCAGACAAATCTGAAAGTTCTCTGCCCTCCTGGGACAGAACACAAGGAGATCTTCCAGTATGATAAAGTTAATTCTCTGAAAGATTATAAGTCTTACGATGGTGGCGATACTTTCAAACCGGCATTTCAGTATCCTGCAAGTCTGGATTCCAAACGTCTTCAGATCAACTATGCTGAGAACGGTGGTAAAGAGAAAGACGGTCTGATTGAACTTCGTAGAGGCGCAGATGATCTCTCTTTAGGCGATTCCAACTATGCGCAGGTTCGTATTATGGTCGATGGCACTCACTATCTGAAAGGCATGGCTGTCTATTCTGACGATCTGCCAAAAGGCATAGATGTTCGATTCAATACCAACAAATCTGTCGGTACACCGATGGAAAAGGTTTTGAAACCTATCAAAGACGATCCCGCTAATCCGTTTGGCGCGCTTGTGAAAGAACGTGGTGGTCAGAGCTATTACACAGACAAGGATGGAAAAGAGAAGCTGTCTCTTATCAATAAGACTCGTGAAGAAGCAGACTGGACGGAATGGGCAAACCGTGTTCCATCTCAGTTTCTTTCCAAACAAAGTCTTGATCTGGCACAGAAACAGCTAAATGTGGCAAAAGCCGATAAAGCTGATGAGTTCTCTGAAATCATGGCACTTGAGAACCCGACTGTTAAGAAGAGACTTCTTCAGTCCTTTGCCGATGACTGTGATACGGCTGCCGTGCATTTGTATGCGGCGGCTTTGCCACGTCAACAATATCATGTCATTCTGCCTGTCACTTCGATGAAAGACAATGAGATTTATGCACCCAACTATAAAAATGGTGAAACCGTTGCTTTAATTCGATACCCCCATGGCGGAACATTTGAGATCCCCATCCTGAAAGTCAATAATCGTCAGGCTGATGCAAAGAAGATGATTGGTACAACCTCTGCAGATGCAGTTGGTATCAATGCCCATGTTGCAGAGCGTCTGTCTGGTGCGGACTTTGATGGTGATACTGTCATGGTTATCCCTTGTAATTCTGCCACCTCCAGGGTACGTATCACTTCTAAGCCCCCGCTTCGAGAATTGGAAGGCTTTGATCCGAAGATGGAATATGCAGAGAAGCCTGGCATGACCTATATGAAGTATAAACGTGCGGACGGAAAAGAAGTCGATAATACGCAGCTTCAGATGGGCATGATCTCAAACCTCATTACAGACATGACACTTCTTGGTGCGACAGAACCGGAACTTGCTCGTGCTGTTAAGCATAGTATGGTCGTTATTGATGCAGCCAAGCACAAACTCGACTATAAGCAGAGTGAGATTGACAATGGTATCGCTTCTTTGAAGCAAAAGTATCAGGGCTCTTATGACGAGAATGGCAACTATCATGAGGGTGCTGCGACTTTGATCTCTCGTGCCAAATCTCAGCAGTCTGTGACCAAACGTCAAGGCAGCCCGAAAATTGATCCAAATACAGGTGAGCTGATTTGGAAAGAGGTCGACGAACCGACTTATGTGAACTCCAAAGGCCAGACGATTCGCCGAACACAGCCTTCCACAAAGATGGCTGAAACAAAGGATGCACGCTCCCTGATCTCTGATCTTGGCAGCTCGATGGAAGAAGCCTACGCTGATTATGCCAACACCATGAAAGGTCTTGCAAATCAGGCACGACTCCAGATCATCAACACAAAAGACATCCCCTACTCTCCTGAAGCACGTGCCCAGTACGATTCTGAAGTTCGCTCTTTGGATGCGAAACTCAAGACTGCTTTGCTAAATGCCCCACGTGAACGGCAGGCCCAGACAATTGCGAATGCTGTGGTGGCTGCAAAGAAAGAAAGCAATCCGAATATGACAAAGGGCGAAATTAAGAAGGCTTCTCAGCAGGCACTTGTGGAGGCTAGAAATTCTGTAGGAGCGCACCGTCAGGCTATTAAGTTGGAAGAGAAGGAATGGGAAGCGATTCAGGCCGGCGCAATTTCGAAGACACAGTTGGAGAAAATTATTGCAAATACTGACCTTGATAGCTTGAGAACATGGGCTACACCTCGTACAAAGACTACTCTCTCAGATGCAAAAATTCTTCGTATGCAAGCTCTTTATGAAGCTGGTAATACAACAGAAGAAATTGCTACGGCCTTAGGTGTTCCTTCGTCTACAGTTTCGAAGTATTTACATAAAAAGGATGGTGTCGCATAATGGCTTTAACGCATAATGCAATGCTGACGACGTTCGACAATCCTTATGATCCTTTTGAACAATTTTCTCTGTGGTTTCTTTTTGACATTCAAAAAGGCTACAATTCATGTGCTTATCTTGGAAGAGTCGCAAAAGTTTCGGATCAATTAAGTCAGGAAGAAAACGAACGCGAAGTCGAGCTTGCGATTGACGAAATTTTGAAGAACGATTTCTTAAATATTTATCGCAAAGTTACCAAAGCAATGCCTGAGAACGAGATGAGCTGATACAGGAAGTGTTGAGGCGGCCTCAAACCACCTTTCCTTCCGCATTTGTCTCATCTCTTGCATTGCTTGACTTTGCTGTCGCTGCTGCGAGTATCATTTGACAGGAAAATTCTTTAGTAGAAAACCTAATATAATATCAAATGATATAGGGGGAGGGGTCTCAAATATCACACCCCCTCCCTTATAGATCGGAAGAGCACACGTCTGAACTCCAG